GAATTTTCAGACAATTATTACGGTTCATCATAGCTTTTCCTTTCTCCGGGATATTCCCAGCATCACTTCATATCCTGTAGTGCCAGTGTATACTTGACCAGCGCATACAGCTGATAGCCCCATGCGCAGTGTGCGTAGTTGTTCGGATGCCAGTTGGGGCCTCCGTACTGACCCCGGCCGTATGCCATGTGCAGTACCCTGCCACTCTGTCTGCCAACCGAATCCGCAGACACATAATCCAGTGTAGGGTAACTCTCCACGGCAGGCTGGATCAGATGCCCACTGCATACATAGACACCGTTTGCCTCATCCTGCAGTTCATCGCAGAAATACTGGTAGATGCTCACATTCTTGCTGTGAAGTCCTCCCAGCGTAATCTCAGAAGCCCGGTACTCCGGGTATTTTGCCGGGAAGTAAGTGCCGGTCTCATCAATGGACATGAGGATCACGATGATTTCCGGATACTCACGCTTGATCGTTTTCACGATATCCGGGATATTGGCTTTGTACTCTGCAAGGGAACTGTTATGGTTTAGGTTGATCACCACATGGGTCGGCGTGCACAGGTCATAAGCGTTGGCATCTTTTACTTCCGTGCCTGCGGTTTCGCCGGGAATAAGCCGGGTCATGCCGTTATCCGCCAACGTCCTGTACTTATCCAGACAAGCCTTCAGCGAGAAGCCCTTCGTCTTTTCATCGTAGAACGGGTTAATATTAGATGCGCTCTCAAAAGTTGCAAGGTTCAGATCCTCTGCACTCCAGCCGCCCTTACCCATCGCATAGTTCACAACCGTCTTTCCATCCAGCTTGAACGAGGACGAGGAGCCGTAATGCTTGCCATTCACTGTTCCCGGCATGCCGACCATCAGACAGCGGTATTCGGTTTCTGCCGCTTTCGCGTCCTTGCGATCCAGATCAAACAGGTAGCGCACCCACGACCAATAATGGATTGGAAGATCCGCATCTGTTTTCCCAACACCAGCCAGATACCCATCCGTCACACTGTCACCGATGACAAGGATCTTCGGGAACTGGTTCTTTCCCATACTGGCCAAGGTGCTGCGGTGCTTAAATTTGAGTTTCTGCGTCTTATAGACATCTGACACAAACGATTTCTCTACCGTCTGTTCCAGAACATCCTCCCCGCTGTTGACTGCCGTGTTGGTAAACGGTGAATACAAGTCAAAGCGCTCCTCCATCTCCGTACCAAAACCAGCCGCTCTATCCTTCCAGCCTGTCTCAGCGATCAGATGGTCCACCCAGACTGAAACATGATAATTTCTGGCGGTCGAAAGGTTATTGCAGACCGTATACACCGGAGCCGCCGGGGCAAGGCGAAGGTCTTTCTTTTCCGGCACGGCCACCATCTGATCCAGCCGGGCAGTCAGATTTGTCAACTGCTTTTTCTGGTTATCCGCCTCCGTCTGCAGAGAGTTCACTTCCTGTTTCAGATCATCCAGCGGCTTATAATCCGTGTATGCTTCGTATACATATTCCGTTCCCTCAACAACACAGAGTTTCTGTCCGGAAGATGCCATATAGAAGAACATCACATAGGCATCGCCTTCCTGATAAGTGTACTGGTCATTGGCATCCACATAACGGAGCGCCTTCTTCGCTTTGTCAAACACGACCTGGCTGGTTACACCGTTCGTGCCGGAGCCTTTGGTCACAAGACCTTTCTCGCTGACCGGGATATAATCCGTGGAACCATATCGGAGATTGTCTGCATGATACTGAATAACGGACGAGTGTACATAGGCAAACCATCCCGGGCGATACCTGGAAGGGTCGAGGAGGTTCCGGCTATGGACTGCATCCAGCTTGCCGGATGCCAGGGTATCCGTGTATTCCCGCTCATCCTTGAAAGCCTGTCCTACAACGGCGGCATCCGCAGCCATTCCGGAATAGGATAGCGTCGTATCCACCTTACCTGTACCAATCAGGATCTTGCCCATAAAGACGATCAGACGGTTTTTGTAATCATACTCCACATTCCCGGACGGTTCATTGCTGAAGAAATCGTTGCGGATTTCTTTTCCGGTATTCGGGCGCACCGGATAATAGAGCACCTTGTCTGTACTGCGCACACGCAGTTTGTATGCTCCTTCATCTATAAATCGGTGCAGAATCAGGGTGATCCTGTTATCTCCCTTCACTAGTTCTACCGACTGGCGGAACACCTCGCCTTCTTCCGATTCAAGCATGGCAGTCAGGGTCGTCTCCCCAATGGTTCGAAGTGTGAACTGGATTTCCTGTATAAACACACTTCGCAGAACAGTCAGCGGCACATAGTAGGTCTGGAGTACCGGGCTGCTGCCTTCCCAGATATTGCTGACACCATCATATAAAAAGGGCAGGTTCAAACTGGTCATCGTTTCCTTTGCCAGCGCATCATCCGCACTTCGCAGTGCTTCGATCTCGACTGCCATCTTTTTCTGATTCTGTCGCTCCCTCTGAACCTGATTCCACAGCTTTGCAGACTCTCCGCACACCTTCAGGCTCAGGTCCTTCGCGTAGGAGCTTGCCCGGATCTGGAATACTCCTTCCGGGATCTCCAATTCCTTTTCTTTGTACTCCTGCGGCTGTTCTGTGTCCCTGGAATCCAGAATGGATGCCACAAACGTACCATTGGCATCATAGCCTGCAACTCCGATCCAGTTGAACACCTGCCCGGTATAGTAGACCTTCTGGCAGGCGGTATCTACCGGGATCAGTGCTGTCGTCTGGACATGCTCAAACTTCTGCTTTTCTCCGTTGATTGTGTTGACTGTAATGCCTTCTGTCAGTTCGCCGGTCGCATCATAGTTTGCATCCACCTTGGATTCCTGCAGTGCATCCAGCCCTTCTTTTGCTTTCGGATAGATGGAACGGATTGCTGCTCCAAGGTTGTCAAAGGTATTCCCCTCCGAATCCACTCTTGCATCAAGGACTTCTGTGTCAGAGGTTCTCCCTTTTGCAATCTGGTCCATCCGGGCATTCAGAGCCTTGTTTGTCTGTGCGACATCCTGGGCGTTCTGGTTCATCTGCTGCTCTGCCGCAGCGACTTTTGCAGTCAGATCCGATTTTGCATTCTCCACACGTGCAGTCACACGGTTTTCTGTCTCGGACAGGCTGGTGTTTACCTTACTTTCTGTGCTGGAGAGACTTTCATTGATACGGCCTTCCGTGTCGGATACATTTTTGTTGATCCTGTTTTCTGTTTCCGAAAGCTCTGAGCGGATATCTTCGGCCGTCTGGGTCAGATGCTCCTCTGCCTCTGCGATCTGCTCACTATGCAGGCTGAACAGGCTCCAATACTTCTCATCACTCAGAGCCGTTCCTTTCGGCACTGGAAGATTGGAGATAAAACTGTTGCCGCTGTCTGCATCCAGTACGATCTGCAGCTCTTCATATTCTTTCCGGATGTCCCATTCGCCTGCATGTTTGGGAACGATCCGGCGGCCTGTGTATTTTGCCATATTACCCCTTTCTGTCAGCCTTACACTGACACATCATCCTCGCCATATTCCACGACCAGATGTCCTTCCTCATCGGTTGTGAATATCAGCCCAAGGTCGCATTTTGTTTCAAATGCAAAATAGCCATCCTCCGTAATCGATCCTTCCACGATTTCACGGCACAGCTTTTCTACGGAACTGGACTCCGATCTATCACTCAGTCCCAGACCGTCATCCGACTCAAAGCCAAAGCAGCCTGCCTTGTCTATAAACAGATTTCGGATGCCATCCCGAACAGCTTTCAGGAATGCTACAAATGTGTAAGTGGCGATCTTGCCGTTATTGATGGCCGCCCTCTCCACCTTTAACGTAAGAGAGAATGAGCCAAGGACATCACCTTCTGTGCTGAGCATAACAACATCCAGCGGAAAACGTCCGGCCTGCGCCGTCATGAAGGTCGTGATCGTAAAGAGGACTGCCCCCTTCTCAACGAATACAAGGTCTGGCGCAGTTTCGCTCGTGTAGTGGAAGATCGTACCGTCCGGCCGGGTACCGGAACAGGCTACAATACAATTCTGCGGCACGGTATATTCCACAGAGTTGTTATACAAAACACAGCGAACTTTTCTCGCCTTGTTGTCATATTGCTTGACCGGAACCGTCACCGGGATCAGATTCTCCGTCAGCGACAATTCCACTTCCTGATAAATGCCTGTGACCATTACGAACTCCCTCCTTCCTGATCCGTCTCCTTATTATCTGTTTCCTCTTTGTTTTCCGTATCCTTATCTTCACTACCCGGCTTTTCGGTATCCGGGGTTTCAGGCTCGGTCGGTGTGGTCGGTTTCGTTGGCTCTGGATCAGGTTCTTCCGGTTCACATCCAATCGTCTGCCACTGTTCTCCGCTCCACAGTTTTAACCGAAGGTTCTTCTTATCGACCCAGAAGGAATCCTCTGCCGGATCTTCCGGTGCACTTTCGGACACAGGGATATACGGCTGATACTTCGCGTCCAGTTCTTTCTGCAAATCATCTGAGATTTCCGTGAGGGTGCTGTACCGCCTATCCAGTTCCTCATACAGTTCTTTGGACAGCTTCTTTGCCGTTTCATACCGCTGATCGAGCGTTTTCTGAAGTTCAACAGAAATAGCGGTCGCTGTTTTGTACCGCTCATCCAGTTCCTCCAGCAACTCCTCGGAAAGCTCGGCTGCTTTCTTGTAACGGTCGTCCAGTTCCTTGAGTGTCTGCTCCAGCAGGATTGCTGTTTTGACTGCGGAATCATCTGACTCCCAGCCATATCCCCATGTCTTCCCGCCATCTGTGGAAACAAAAAATCCGGCCGGGCTATTCTTCCACGCAACCGTTGACTGTTTCAGGGTTGCTGCGTTGAATGCGTACCGAGTCGTATTCCCCTTACTGTCCGTCTCATTTTTATAATGAAGGCCGAACAGTGCGGCAAACAACGCGCCATCATAGATAATGGAGGCCGAAATGCCGCCCATCTGCTCTCCCACTGCTGTTTCCACACGGACTGCGGTATCGTATGCGGCGGTTGCTGTATTTCGGATACTGTTAAGGGAGCTTGTCAGGGAGGAATTTCGGCTGCTGACCGTAGAATTCGACAGCGTGATGCTGTTATACCGTTCCAAAAGCGAGTCATATTCGGTTTCTGTAACCTTGGAACTGGCTTCAATGCCCAGCTTCGAGATATACACATGAACCGTATCACAGAGCGAGACCTGTTCTGCCTGTACAACATCCTCATATCCGGGTGTATTCCAAAGCTGAATGAAGTCGATTTTAATGTCGACCTCCGGCTCTGTCAGGCTGGTCGTATCAATATAGTCCTGTGCATACTCTCGCAAAGCCGCTTCCGATGGCTTTTCCTGAAAGGCACTGGTGCAGTCCAGCACCGTAATCTTCTGATACGGCACAGTTTTTCGGCTGACCATGACCACTTTTTCTGGCAGTTCCATAACCGCCTGCGTTTCGTTGTCTACCCAGTACGGATGCACTCCTGTAATGGTATTCTCGATGGATTTCTCCATCTTGAAATCCGTCAGATTTTTGCCGTAGACGATATGAACGTTGTGGTCCGCACCTCTGGCTCTGTGAAACTTGACTGTGTAGCGGTCCCACTCGAACTCTCCTCCAAAAGTATCCAATACCGAGCCATCCATACCGCCCAGACAGTTACGGAAAGATGCCGGAACGGACACAGTGAACATCGCACTGGATGCCACATCTGTCCAAACTGAGAACGGACAGTCGGAAGCCGCATGGCTTTTCAGCCCCTGCACCGCTCCTGCGCACCCACTCACTGAGAACGGGGAAACTGTAATAAAGTTGAGCTGATAGGAAATATGCCGTGCCTGAACTTCCAGCTTTCCATCGATCGGAGTCGTGATCTTGTAGATTCGGAACGGCTGCGGCTGCATCGTATCAGATGGTTTGGCAAGGATGACGTTTCCCTCCTCTAGCATCTCAGCGTGGATGCCATCTGCCGGACAGATGAGCTTCAGCTCATAGCTGCCGTTTCGTTTTTCAGTCACGGTACAAGACTGTGCATCTGCCAGCTTTCCAATGCCGTTATTATCAAATTTCATTTCTCTGGAATCATATAAACATGGGATCACTGGCTGCACCTCCCCTCAGAGCGTCCACCAACGGGGAATGACTTCCACCGCCGTGATACCGCCTGTCCATGTGATCTGTGTCTTTCCTTCCGGCAGTTCCGGGAAGTCATCCGAAAGGATGGTCTCATTGCAGAAGCCGGAAGCATTGTAAGCGTTGTGCGTCTCACAGTTGAGCAGCACATAGTCTTTGATGCTGTGGATGGTGATCTTCTCTTCCCCCACATACAGCTCGCCGCCGCTGTCTCCGTAAACCTTGAAGATGGGCTGTGCAGGAAAAGCGAAGGGGTTCTTTAAGGTCGACCTGCCATCCAGCCGGATTGTCCGCTGCCCGTCCACGCTCCACCTCTGGGGCTTACAGTTAAATGCCAGCTCCATCTCAGCGGCTTTCTGAGCAGTCACATCAAAAGCAAGGGCATCCTTGCAGACCGCCATCCGAAAGAAATTCGGGTCGTAGGTATCCTGCAATTTCTGATACCCAACCGGCGACAGAAGCCATGCCTTGACTGCTGCTGTCTTAGCTGGCAGTCCGTTGAAGAAAAATGCCTTATACTTGATATCCACGTTCTGATACCTGCGGCGGCCTGCCTTTGCATTCTCGGTGAGGATGTCTCCGTTCCTGCCGGGTACGGAGGTGCTCTCCACATCCGCAGCCGGGGAATCATACACACCGGGACCAGACAAATATAATAGGAAGTCTTTGCTGGACTTCCCGGCAAACGACAGATACTGTCTGGCATATCTGTCTTTTAACTGAAACTGTGATACTGTTTGCTTTGGGGTGTTATAGCCCATACGCATCTCCTCCTTTACTTGAAGACCGAATCATCCTCATGGATCATGCCGTTGATCTTATCCGCAACGGTCTGTGCGAGTTCATCGTCGTTCCGGGCATTATAACCGTTGACTGTGATATACACACCGCCAAGGTTGGTCGTCCGGGTGGTGCCACCTCCGGCCAGAGTCGCCTGCGGGAAGTTCCAGCCGGAGCCATCGAAATGTGGCAAGGTCAGTTCCGGCAGACTGAAGGAGCTGATGCCCTCCATACCCTGCTGTACCTTTGCTGCCATCGACCTGATCTGGCTGATCAGTCCGCCTTCGCCTTTCTTGATGCCGCCGGAAAGCAGCTTCATGAAGTCGGGCATATAGGTGTCGGCATCTGCCAGCGGCCCTTCATCCGGCACAGAGAAGTGCAGGAACGAGCGGATGCCATTTGCCACACTCTTGACCGCATTGCCGACCCAGCTCACGCCTTTCTTGATACCGCCCGCGATACCGCCAACGATGTCCTTGCCCCAGCTGACTGCCGAAGAAGCCACGTTCTTGATACCACCCCAGATGGACGATGCCACATTGCCAATAGCCGATGCCGCATTGGAAATACCATTCTTAATGGCATTCACACCATTCGAGAATGCCGACGTAACCTTGTTCCAGATATTTGTGACACCTTCCCGGAAGCCATCGCAGTTTTTCCAGAGAGCGGTAAGTCCAAGACCGATGCCGCCAACGGCTGCCACTGCGATACCTGCAGGACCCGCCAAGCCGGCAAGTGCTGTGCCTGCGGATGCGAGGAACCCACCTGCAGAGCTTGCTACGCCTGCAAGGGCTGTACCCGCGCCAGCGGCCAGACCGGATACAGTCGTACCCACAGATCCGAGCAGACCGGAAAGCGTTGTGCCGACTGTCCCGGCAATACCGCCCAGCGAAGAACCGATAGATGATACGATACCGGAAAGACTGCCGCCTAAACCGCCGATCTTCGATACTACACCGGAGAGCAGTCCGCCCAGATTCGACAGGATTCCCCCACCGCTGGAGCCAAGGCTTCCCAGCTTCGAGATGATGCCGGAGATTCCCTCTCCCAGACCGCCCATTTTAGAGGTCAGCCCAGAGATCAGATTGCCAAACTTCGACACGATCTGACCGCCATCTGCACTGCCGATCTTCGACAAGAAATCTCCGATGTTGGACAACAAACCACCGCCGTTCTCTGTACCGAGGACATTGCCAAGGTTCTGCATCGTATTTCCGAGGTTTCCGATGGTGTTCTTCATGGAGCCGAGCTTGTCCACTAGACCCGTGACCGTATTGACCGTGTCACCGACCTTACTGATGCCGTTGCCCAGGCTCTTTAGGAAATCCGAGTTGAAGGTATTGCCAAGGCTGCGGATTGCATTTCCAAGGGAACTGGTCTGAGAACTCAGCTCTCCAATGGAATCCTTCATATCCGAAAAGCCCTGCTTCACTTCATCGCTCATGCCGCCGACTGCGGTTTTGGTGATACCCTGCAGGTCAGTCCAGATCTGCTGGAACTGTGTTTTCAGACCGGAAAGCCCGGACATCAACTGGGACTGGATACCGCTGCCCACATCCCTTGCAGCACTACCGATACCGCTCTGACTTTTCTTGATCGTGGTAGCAAAACTGCCGACCACGGAATCCATCCAGTCGCCCAGAGAATCTACCGGGGTCGTGAGATTGTTGCTCATAGACCCGGCAAGTCCCTGCACGGCTTTTACCACCGACTTGACATTTTTCTTAATGCCGGTCGCCAGCAGCTTCATGAAGTCCGGCATATAGGTATCTGCATCGGACAGAGGTCCTTCATCTGGTACAGAGAAATGCAGCAGACTTCTGACCCTGCTTGCGACATTTTCTGCCGCTGCGATCACGGAACCGGCTGCTGCCCGGACACCTGACGCCATCTGGGAACAGATATCTGCACCCCAGCGGTATGCCGAAGAAGCAATCGAACCGAGCGAGTTAAAACTGCTCCTGATACTTGCAACACCAGAAGAAACCGTGCTGCGCAGGCTGGACATTGCCGAAGACACCGTAGACTTGATGCTGTTGAAGGCAGAGGTCGTGGTAGATTTCAGTGTGTTCCAGCCGCTTGTGACCGTACTGCGGACAGCCGTGACAGAAGAAGTCGTAAGAGACTTGATACTGTTCCACGCCGTCGTAATGACCGTCTTGATACCATTCCAGCTGGTGTTCGTCAGAGTTTTCACTGCGTTCCATGCGCTGGTCATGGAAGATTTGACAGCTGCCGTCGCAGAGATGGTAAGGGATTTAATCCCGTTCCACGCTGTGGTAATGACCGTTTTAATTCCGTTCCAGCTGGTCGCTGTCAGCGACTTCACCGCATTCCATGCACTGGTCATGGAAGATTTGACAGCTACTGTCGCAGAGGTCACATTGGTCTTCACCGCCACAAAGCTGGTCTGGATGGTGGTCTTGATGCTGTTCCATGTGCTGGCGGTACTGGTCGTAATGGAACTCCATGCAGATTTCATCGCGGCACTTACACCTGCCGTTCCGGTTTTCACCGTCTGGCTGATGGCTGCCCAGCTCTTACTGTATGCCTGCTCCACACCCCTCATGGAGTTGGTGATGGAGGTAGACAGCGTGGTGGACAGGTTCTCCGCCGCCGCAGTCACAAGGCTGGTGTTGGTCGTGATACCGTTTGCCAGACCCTGCATGAAGTCCGGCATCCAGCTTTCCATATCCGCCAACGGTCCTTCATCCGGCACAGAGAAGTGCAGGAAGGAACGGATACGGTCTGCCACTCCCGATACGGCACTTGCCACATCCTGAATCCTCGACTGGATACCGGACACAATGTTGCCGATCATGTCAGAGCCCCACGAGAATGCCTGTCCGGCCAGACCCTTGATAAAGGAAACTGCACTGTTAAAGCCGTTCGTGATGGTGGTCTTGATACCGGAGATCGTAGAGGAAATCCCGGATTTCATGGAGTTAAAAGCTGTGGTCGCCGCACTTTTGATGCTGTTACTGAGGGACGATACTGTGGATTTCATGGCATTCCAGCCAGAAGAAACCACCGATTTGATGCCATTTACTACACCGGAGATCTTGCTGCTGATGGCATTCCAGATGGAAGAAACCGTGGACTGGATCGCAGAAAGGACAGTCGAGATGACCATTTTGATCGCATTCCATGCCGTACTCATCCGGGTCTGGATGCCAGTCAGCAGCGGAGACAGGAACGACACAATGGCGTTCCACACCGTCGTCACTGCAGTCTGGATCGCAGTCAGCACCGTGGAGATAGCTGTCTGAATTGCTGACCAAACTGTAGAGAAAGTCGTCTGCAATCCAGTCAGCATCGGAGTCACGAAGGCAACGATGGCGTTCCAGATGGAAGTGATCTTCGTCTGAATTGCGGTCAGTGCTGCGCCGATCAGGATCTGGATTGCCTGCCAGATGGTCTCAAACAGATATTTGAACGCATCCAGCAGAGGCTTGATGGTGTTGTAAATGCCATTCCACACCGAAGTGATGGTCGTGCTGATGGTGTTCATGACCGTAGAGATCGCGGTCGAGATCGCCGTCCACACAGTTGTCACCGTGGTATGGATCGTATTCAGCACAGAAGAAACTGCTGTGGAAATGGCAGTCCAGATGGTGCTGAAGGTCGTCTGGATACTCGTAAGGACAGTCGTAAAAAAGCTCGAAACTGCAGTGAACACAGTCGTTGCCACACTTTGGATAGCAGAAACTGTGTTTGAAAAGAAGCTGCTGATTCCGCTCCACACGGTCTCGAAGAAGGTCTTGATACTGCCCCAGACCGTCTGCCAGTCCGTACCGAACAGACCGAGGAACACATCCAGTGCGCTCTTTAGTGCGGTAAGCGTAGTGGTAAATACATACTTCACACCGTCCCAGATGCTGGAGAAGATGCCTTTTACTGCTTCCCATGCACCGCTCCAGTTGCCAGAGAACACACTGGAAAAGACGTCGAATAGACCGAGCAGTGTATCCAGAACGACGCCGAGGATGGTGGCAATATTCTGGAAAGCTCCCTCAAACAGCGGTGCAAGCACCTGACAGAAGCCATCCCAGACAGCTTTCAGTACCTCTGTGACATCCTTGAAGTCAAAGCCCAGCCCGTTGATCCGCTGTGTCAGCTGATCACAGAACCCTTTCACCTTGGAAACGATGTCGTTCCAGATGCTGGTAATGGCAGTACGGAACTCCTCGTTCGTATTCCAGAGGTTCATGAACGCCGCCACCAGTGTGCCGATGACCGCCACCACTGCTACGACCGGCCCGGACAGACCACCCAGAACCACACCCAGCTTGCTGAACACACCGCTGGCACTGCCCACATGGGTGATAAGAAGCCGGACACCCTTTGCAAGAGAACTGAATCCCCGCATCGCTGTGCCGACGGTCGATATGGTCTTGCCAAGCACAATGAGCAGCGGACCGATGGATGCCGCCAAGAGCCCGATCTTGATGATCGTTTCCCTGGTACCCTCATCCATGCTGTTGAGCTTGTCCACTAACTGCTGCACAGCAGATACGATCTTGCGGATGGTGGGCATCAGGATATCGCCAAAAGAAATAGCCAGCTCCTCCAGCTGAGATTTCAGGATGGTGAGCTGACCATTTAAATTGTCCTGCATGGTCTCTGCCATGCTCTCGGATGCGCCATCGCAGTTTTCAATGGCACCACGCAGTTTGTTGATGTCCGTCTCGCTGGAATTCATCAGGGCAAGGAAGCCGGACATCGCATTCTTGCCGACCAATGCCTCTGCGTTGGCGGCCTTCTCAGATTCCGACAGCCCGGAGAATGCCACACGGCAGTCTGCAAGGATGTCGTTCAGGCTTCTCATGCTGCCATCTGCATTGCTGGTTGCAATCGTGACCTCACCGATGTTTTTACCCACAAAGGTCACTTCACCGGAAAGGTTGTTCATGATGCTACGAAGGGAAGTACCAGCCTGTGAAGCCTTGATACCACTGTTTGCCATAAGTCCGATGGCTTCTGCGGTATCCTCTGCCGAGAACCCCAGCGCACCGGCAATAGGCGCACAGTACTTGAACGTCTCGCCCATCATGGAGACGTTGGTGTTCGCATTGGAGGAAGCTGCTGCAAGGATATCTGCAAAATGCCCGGAATCTGCCGCAGACAAACCGAAAGCTGTGAGGGCATCCGTGACGATATCCGAAGTCGTGGCGAGGTCTTCACCCGAAGCGGCCGCGAGGTTCATGACGCCCTCGATGCCGTTCAGCATGTCCCCGGTTTTCCAACCGGCCATGGCCATGTATTCCATCGCCGAAGCTGCCTCAGATGCAGAGAACTTGGTCTTCGCACCCATTTCACGGGCTTTCGCACGGAGCTGGTCAAAGTCATCCCCGGTCGCACCGGAAATGGCAGAGACCTTGCTCATCTCGGAATCGAAATCTGCTGCCGTCTTCACTGCGGCAGTGCCAAGCCCCGTTACAGCGGCAGTCACCGGAAGGAACTTCTTGCCTACATTCTCCACAGAAGATCCGATGTTCTGGAGCTTTTCTCCGGCTTCATCGATCCTGGCAAGAGTCGCATTGGTGGTCGCCGCCTGGTCCTGTAAAGACCGCAGATTCTGTTCGGTCTCCACGATCTCACGCTGGAGGGCATCATACTGCTGCTGGGTGATCTCACCATTGGCAAGCTGCTCATTGGCCTGCTGTGCGGCAGTCTTCAGCGTTGCCAGCTTTTCCTTGGTAGCTTCAATGGCATCCTTAAGCATCTTCTGCTTCTGGACGACCAGTTCTGTATTGGAGGGGTCCAGTTTCAGGAGTTTGTTGACATCCTTCAGTCCGGACTGCGTCCCCTTGATTGATTTGTTTACACTTTCCAGTGCTTTGGAGAGCTTTGTGGTATCGCCGCCGATCTCGACGGTGATGCCCTGGATTCTGGATGCCATGTGGATGACCACCTCCTTGCAGGCATGAAAAAAGCCCATCTGCACGGGGCAGACAGGCAGAAAATAATCTGAAATTTACAATTCTGTCGTTGCTAAGCGACAGAAAAAGAGCTATACTTAAATTGAGAAATTGTACTCAAAGGAGGTATGCTCTATGAGTGGATATAATATTGACATTGCCGATATGCAGTGCTGGGTCTTTCGGATGGCTCAATCCAAATGGAAAATGTCTCCCAGCGACTGCGCAGAACTGTTTAAGAAATACGACATTCTCGGATTTATCGCTGACTGCTATGACATTCTTCATTTGAATAGCTACGAATGCGCTTTGCATGATGTTGAAACCCTGCTCAAGAATCGAGGTGTTACCGTATGATAGGACTTGAAGATGGAATGCTGCTCTACCACGGAAGTTATGTCAGTATTCCTGACATCGACTTAAGCCGCTGTATGGGTGGTCTCGATTTTGGTCGTGGTTTCTACTTAACCTCATCTTATGAACAAGCATATAACTATGTCCAGCTTTCTGTTCGCAAAGCAAAACACCTCGGTGCTGTTCCAAAAAACTTTGATCCAGCTGACGGACAAATATCCGTCTACAAATTTCACTATGACCCAAACATTCTCGCTTACTTTTTTCAAGAACCCAGTATCGAATGGCTGCATTTTGTAGCGGCCAATCGAAAGAAAGACCTCTTTCCTCAGCTTCTGAAAAAATACAACGTAATTGATATCATCGGTGGAAAGATTGCCGACGATCAGACAGCCCGTACCCTTCAGATTTATATCAGCGGTGAAGGTGCTGGTGAGCCTGGAACTCCAAAAGCAGACAAAGAAACGATTGAAAAACTTTTACCGAACCGTCTCAAGGATCAGTTTTGTTTCAGAACTCAGGATGCCGTCGAGCATCTTGAATTTATAAGGAGTGACCGCTATGGTGACATCAAATTGTGATAATGCTATAAACTATAAATCTACAGATTCTCAAAAGGAATGCTGCGCAGTAATTGCGATGCGCGAAGCTGTAGAAACCCTTGCAGCACGAGAAAATATTTCATACGAGGAAGCTCTTCTTCGTTTCACAAGTTCTCGTGCGTATGAAGCCCTCTTTGATTTTGACACAGAGATTTGGAAAGAAGGCTCTGATTATCTGCTGAGTCTTTATGACTACTGCACTTCCAAAAAGACTGCATAAAAAATAATTGCTAGGAGGTGGTTTTATGAACGAGGTTGTCATCGATGATTCACAACGCGAAATGTGCGCCGTACTCGTTATGCGCACTATGCTCACAGACTACTGTGATGATACCGGTGTTTCCTTCAACGACGTATTTTTTCGCTTTGTAACCTCTCCCGCATACAAAATGCTATTTGACTATTCCACCGGACTCTGGATGGAAGGACCCGATTATCTCCGCAACATCTTTGAAGATACCATGCAAACAAACACCTCTCTAAAACAGACTGAATCTTACTTGATCTCTGAAGAGGAAATGCTTCGTCGCCTTGGCATCACTGAAGCTGACCTTGTCGGTTTTGAAGACGTGGAAATCGAATAGTGACAGCATATATCCCACCCAGTCACATGGCTGAGTGGGATTTTTTATACCATCACCAGACGATTGTGCTTATTTCGTTCACAATATAAGCACGGTCGTCTGTTTTTTGCTTTAGAACCGGTCGAAATCCTCCTGCGAGGCCAGCTCTTTGTACGGATAATCGTCGTTCTGCCGTTCCGTGAACATATCATTGACCAACCCGATGGTCAGAAGGTCGAGGTCGGCGATGCTGATACCGAGCTGTACACAGCGCAGCAGAAAGAGCGGGGTGGTCATTTCCCGCTCACTTTTGCGAGGTTTTTTCTGGATTCCACCTCCGTCTGCACATTCAGGCCCCACAGTTCGATCAGCTGGGGCAGGATCTGATAAATGGAGAAGGTGTTGAACTGGTCCAGGAACTCCTCCGGGCTGTCCGGCACATTCGCAGGGTCAGCATGACGGGCCATCAGCCATGCCAGGTCCTCGAACATCTCCAGACTGAACAGGTCGAGGTTGGAATTATCCTCATCATTCTCTCCCACGCTCTTTTCCAGCTGGCGCAGGTCCTTGTAAATGTCACGGCCGAACTTGATGCGGTACAGGCGAGGCACAGCCGCACTTGCCTTAAAGGTGACTTCCTTGCCATCGATCTCGATTTTCTTCGTAACTGCCATAATCGTAATCCTCCATAAATTTCATGTAAAATTGGCAGAGCCGAAGCCCTGCCGTGTGTCGTGTTTCTTACTCTGCTGGGTCAATGCTGACCAACGCATTACTGCCGCTCACAGTGGGCAGCTTGCCATCCCACTTCTGGATCTTCTGGTAATCGATCAGCGTATCGGACAGGCTTTCTGCCAGTTTGCGGTTTGCCTCCGCCTGTGCTTCTGCGGCAATGGAAGTCTTCTGGGCTTCCGCCTCTGCATTGGTGATCGCCACCTGCTTATCCGCTTCTGCTTTGGCAATGGCGGCTTCATTCTCAATCTTCTGCTTATCTGCGTTCTGCTGTGCAATGGACTTCTGCTGGATGGCTTCGTTATAGGCATCCTCGAAATTCATGTCATTGATGACGACCTTGTTTACGAACACAACGTCCTCACCATATTTCTGCACAAGGGATTCTGCCAGCTTCTGCTGTGCCAGAGGTTCGATCTTGGTGCGGTTGGTCACCTCATTGGGACCAAGCTCAGCCATCGCAGACTTGATGGCAGATGCCACCAGCTCGTCACCGACCAGATTCTTGATGTCGGACACATTCGCATACAGCCATGCACTCTTCTCAGGAAGCACCTGATAGGTAACGATGACATCAGCGGCATACACAGGAGTCTTGTCAGAGGCTTCGCCCCAGACCTGCGCCTCGATGTGTTTATCCTGCTGCTTGTTGTTGACCTTGTGGATGCTCTGCACAAAAGGAATGCAGAAGTTGAGCTTGCCGCTCTGGATGGTGGTCTCCTGGATCTGACCGAAACTGGTCTTCACGCCGGTGTAGCCGGTGGGGATGATGTGGAACGAGCAGATTGCCAGTACCAGAACGATGATTACCGCGAACAAAGGAAAAATTTTCTTCATAGTCGTATACCCCTTTATAATAATGTAAGCAGAGCCGAAGCCCTGCGGTGTGTGTCGGTCACTTAACCCTGCGGCTCCTCAGTGTGACTGGTGTCTTCGGTGTCCACAGCTTCCGCCTGCGGCTCATAGACCGCATCGTACCACTTGTTATAGACATCATCCGTGGTGTTAGTACCGGTCTTTGCCTTGACATAACCGTTTGCCAGAGGGGTTGCCTGCAGGTTCAGGGTGTCCGTCTTAACTTCCTTGCTGTCTTCATTGGTCTCACCCTCGATGGACGGACGGCTTGCCACACAGTTGTACAGCACATGACGGATGTGGCGCTGGTCGCCATCGAACTCGAACAGGAAGGCGAAATGCTCCAGTTCCACATTAGCGTTCTCAGCAAGCACGCCGTTGCCATCCAGCTCCTCGTGCATGATGTCCGTGAGGAAGCTCTCCGGGATCAGCGCGATCTCCAGATCACCCTCGTAGCCGGAGTTGTTATTCACGACATAGTAGGCGATGTTGTCCGCATAGAACGGTTCAATCTCGCCATTGGCATCCATAGAAAGACTGACGGCACCGGGGATGCGGACCGGCTTTGCATAGGTGACGCTGCCATCTTCGTCAAAGGTTGCCTTGGCGTAATGGCAGTTTTTCAGGCCAAATTTGACCTTATTGCTTTGCTTCGACATAGATTATTCCTCCTATCGCCCTGCGGCCGGCTTATACGGTCAGCTCATACAGGACTTCATACATCTTTTCGGTTTCGATCCAGACCTCGCTTTTCTCATAGTAGAGTTCGTGTGCGGTCAGGACTTCTTCAATATTTGCTTCCATGTCCGGGTCTTTGTAATCGGTGTAGACCTCGATATCCAGCCGGTTGAAATGGTGATACACAAGATTGTCCGCACCGAAATTCTCGGCTTTCGGATACAGGAAGCAGATAAACGGTGGATCAGGGCTCTCCCCTTCTGCGAAATGGTCATACGCATAAGGAAGTCCCATCTCCTCCACCAGAGCTTTTACTTCTTCGTGGGTCATTGGTTCCTCCTTACTTTAGTGCCTTTTCGATGAGGGACTGGAGCTGCTCGATACCGGCCTGCTCTGCCGGAGCGATATGCGGTCTTCCCGCCACACGTCCACCGCCGCGCTTGGCATGACCTTTTTCCAGAAGATGCGCCAGCTGGTAGCGGTTCTTGGAATGCACCACCATCTGAAGGCTTTGGCTGGATTCGGACTGTTTGGTCGCCACCCAGCTTCCTTTGTATGCGCCTGTTCTGGACGGTGCATTGGCGGAGATCTGGTCTTTGACCGTTTTGGCAGACTTACGCACAGCACTTTTCACCTGCGTGGAAGCAAGGGTTGCATATTCTTTTAAGCCCTCGTTGATGGCATCTGCCATCTCATCAATGCTGACAGTTCTGCTCATCCGGCTGCCTCCTCTCCAGACGGCAATGAATCTTCAGGATCTTCTTCTGATAGTTCATCGGGTCAACGGATTCGATATTGTAGAGCTGCTCCCGGAAGCGGATGCGGAAACCGGTGGAAGTCAGACCTCTCGTCTCACTGCACCACCGAACCGTGAACACCACGCTCTTCTGTTCGGCTGTGACCTCACCCTCTTCTTCCTGCGCCTGATAGGTCGAAGCGTAGGCAAAGCAGGTGAAATATTCCTCCCATGTGTTCCGATGGTTTCCAACCTTATCGGTCACGACCGTGCTTTTCTCGATCGTGATCCGCTCATTCAGTTTCTCGATCATCAGAACACCCCCTCCCTCACAGCAAACAGAATGGAACGAAGCGTCAGCATCAGCTGCTTATGGTCAGCTTCGTCCCGGTGCTCATAGAGATACCCCAGTGCATACAGAATCGCCACACGGCAGGTGCTGCGCAGGGCTTCCAGTTCCCTTGTGGGCTGTACTCCGTTCTCGGCATCCCGGTCAGCGGCATTGACCGCCTCCCACTGGTCTTCTGATAGACGGCCCACGTCCTTGCACATCTGCTCCGCAGAAGATAAAAGGATGCCGATCAGGGCATCCTCATCGCTGCTGTCCACGCGGAGATAGGTCTTCGCTTCGTAAAGCGGGATCAGTGCCATAACCGGCTCCTCCTTTCCTGGCTTTCTTAGCCCTGCGGTGCCATCTGCAGAAGCTGTACGGCTTCGGGCAGGATCAGCTTGCCATCCACACGCTGGGTGGTCAGGAAACCGACCTGATCAGTACGGGCATACAGCTCGTTCAGACGGCGGAAGGTGCGGTTCTGGCGGTCAGCCACCCAGTAATAGCTGTAATCGCCAAACGCCATGACCTTGCTGCCACCCTTGATTTCCGGCATGAAGGCGGAAGTCTTCAGCGGACGGTTCAGCAGGGTATCAGGCTTGCCGATCTCCAGACCCGGCTTCCAGATATAGTTGCCGTTGTTGTCCTTGATGGTCATCAGCTGCAGCACCAGGGCCTCGTTGCAGAGGAACTGTGCCTTCTTGCGGTAAGGAGCCTTCAGTGCATAGTAGAGCTTGAAAATCTCATCGAAGGTAACGGCATCCTTCTGGGCAGCGGTCACACCGACCTTGGCACCGCCAGTCTCTGCCAGCAGACCCAGAGGCTTGCCCACACCGTCACCGGTGATAAAGGCGCGCTCCTCTGCGTTGCCCATACGCACACCGAAACGGCGGGCGATATAGGTGGCAAGGTCGAATGCGGAGTCGTTCAGCAGCTCGTTAGAAATCTTGATCATAGTGCCCAGCTTGTACGCAGACAGCATGGTCTGACCGAAAGTGGTATCGCTCTCCGGGATCTCCTCGCCCTCATCGATCCAGCTTGCCTCACCGGTATCCTCTGCGATGGGGATCTTACGGGTGCCGGAGCTGGTGCGGATGACCGTTGCCATGCCACGGAAGATGTTGTTCTCCTCCAGTGCCTCTACCAGCTTCTTCTCGAACTCGTCGGGAACGGTAAAGCCGCCCTCGGTGTCCTCACCCACAGACAGGGCATTGCGGACCTCACCGTAATGGCCGCGGTTGCGGATCATGTTCCAGAAGTTCTCGGCATACTCGGCAGTGGCGGTCGGCTTGACATCCTTCTTGGCACCGTTCTTCGGGTCAGCGTGGACAGGGCTGGAAGTCGGTGCAGACAGCTGTGCCTCGATCTGTGCCTGCTGCTCCAGACGCTCGATCTCTGCACCCAGGTCCTTGACCTCCTGTGCCATCTTGTTGTACTGCTCCACGGCCTCAGCCTTTACCAGACCGTTTTCGCCGCGGTTCTTCTCCAGAAAGTCCTTGGTCTGCTCCCAGAGAGTGTTGCGCTTGGTGCGCAGTTCCAGAATCTTACTCATAGTGTTTGTCCTCCATAAATTGATTTGTGGTGATATGAAAAACAGCCTGAATGCACATCACTTCATGCACTCAAGCTGTTTCATCAGGATATTGTAGGGGATGCTGCCATCCTCGGTCTTACCGTCCAGATCAAGGACAGGGCCGGAATTTGCAGGTGGTTCAGCCGGAGGGGTCGGTTCGGCTGACGGTTCAGGGTCAGCAGGCGGTTTCTTTGGCTCAGTGTGTTTCTGACCCACATCTTCTGGCTTCACACCCAGACGGTTCAGGACGATTAGATCCATCTGACGGCTGGAGAAAAGGTGCCCTGCCGTATCCTTCTGGAACGGCTTCTTTTCTTCGCCCTTGCCCGGTTCACTGTCGGGGTCTTCTTCCGGATTCTCCGGGTCTGCCGAGTCACTGTCCGGCTCTTCCTCTTTCTTTGCAAAAAGGATCTCGTCTGCAAAGCCCAGCTCCACCGCCTTCTTCGCATTCATCCAGGTCTCATTGCTCATGAGATTGGCGATACGGGCGTGGCTGAGGCCGCTCTTCGCTGCGTAGGCATTGATGATGCTCTCCTTCACTTCGGTCAGCACTTCAATGGCCTTTTCCATGTCCTTGGTATTGCCCATCGCAACGGTACTGGGGTCGTGGATCATCAGCATGGCGACAGGACTCATCTGGACAGTGTCACCGGCCATTGCGACAACGGATGCCGCCGAGGCTGCAATCGCATCGATCTTGACCGTGATGCTGCCCTTGTAGTCCTTAAGCATGGTATAGATCTCGGCAGCGGCAAACACATTTCCGCCCGGAGAGTTGATCCAGACGGTCACATCCCCCTCACCGGATTCCAGCTCATCCCGGAACATCTGCGGCGTGATCTCATCACCCCAGAATGATTCCTCATCGATGGGACCTTCCAGCCGTAGGATTCTGGTATCATCACTGTTTTTGATCCAGTTCCAGAATTTCTTCATCGATTTCTCCTTTCTCGTTTCTTTGGCTTACTCTCACTCAGCCGGTTATCGCTGTCAGGTTCTTCTTCCGGGTCGGGCTGTGTTTCTTTCGGCTTATTCTGCTGGACTGCGGCAGCTTTATTCTGCTGTGCCACTCCTGCATCTTTCAGCTTCACATAGCCGCCGTTCAGGTAGTAGTCATCGCCGCCCTCCTCTGCCGGGATGAGATCCATGTTCTCCAGACGATGCACATCATTCGGAGAGAGGAAGCCGTTGCTGATGCCGGTTGCATAGCCGTTCATCCGGCTCTGGTAGTCGCCACGGAGTAGACCATCCACATTGAATTTCGGGAAGTAGGTATCCTGCTCCTCTTCCAGCAGCAGATCCTTGATGATGCCCTGCTCAATGCGGACAAGCCACGGGGTCAGGGAGTGCATCACGAAGTTCAGCGACTGGTATTCAATGTTGGAGAATGTGGCTCTGGACAGATCGGCTACCAGATGCGGAGGCACACGGAAGATGCGGCAGATCTCCGTCACAGAAAACTGCTTCGTTTCAAGGAACTGACTGTCCTCCGGTGGCAGAGAGATCGGTTTGTAGACCATGCCCTCTTCCAGCACAGCCACACGATGGGCATTGGAAGCACCACCGTAAGCCGCTTCCCAGCTATCCCGGATACGGTTCGGGTCTTTCACAACGCCGGGATGTTCCAGCACACCACTGGGCTGTGCGCCGTTCTTGAAGAAAGAGGAACCGTATTTGTCCACGGCAATGGAAGTGCCGAGGCTGTTCTTCATCATGGCAATCGGTGAGAAACCAATCAGACCATTGAAGCCCAACCCCGGCACATGGAATATCTCGTCCCGGCGAAAGTAGATGTCTTTATTCTGCTCTCCCGGAACTTCATCCGTGTAGGCGTGGTAGATATAGTAGAGCTCGCCGCTCTCATCCCGGTCCACTTCGACATTTTCCGGTAAAAGCGGATACAGACCCAGTACCGTGTTCTTGCCATCCCGGACGATCTGTGCATAGGCATTGCCCCAGAGGAGCAGATGGGTCATCAGCGTTTCCCAGAAAACAAAGGATGTCATCTCCGGGTTTGGCTGGCGATATAAAATCTTATACAGCGGATGATCCCGTGCCTTTTCCTTGTTGCCATTATCGTCCGTCACCCGATACAGATGCAGCGGCAGTGCCGCAATGGACTCTGCCAGCAGACGGACACAGGCATATACCGTCGGGATCTGCATGGCGGCTTTCTCATCCACCTGCTCCCCGGCATTGGAACGTCCAAACACAAAGGTCTGCCCGGAATCTCGGACGTTATCCGTGACCTGCGGCAGACCTTCTTTTGGCTGTTCTGTTTTGGGAGAATCCCTTGGGTTCTCAAACCCCATCCATTCCCAGAATCCCATTAAGCCTTATCCCCTTTCTCCAGTTCCGGCAGACCGGCAAGGCTGGTACCGAGGGACGCAACACCTGCTACGATCACTGCACTGCCGACCGCCATCCAGTCTACCGTGCCACCAGGCATCTGTGTCACGACCAGGGCCGCGCCGGTCTGGAACATCGTCTTTGCGGCACGGATGCCGGCTGCCTTCCACCATTCTGCACTCATCAGATACTTCATTGTGTTTTCCTCCAAATCTTCATATCAAAAAACGATCATGTCACGTTCGTCGTAGACGCTTCCCTGCTGCTGTCCTTCGTTTCGGATACAGCGGTCCAGTGCCATGATCGCAGCGACGATACCATCGATCTTCTCCGGCGACTTCGCCTTGGTCGGCTTGATATTGCCCGCCGGGTCGGTATCCACGACCACATTCCCCGCCATCCATGCCATGACCGGATTGCCGCCGTGGATGATCCTGCCTTCCATCAGGAGCTTGTAGAACTCCTTGGTAGGCGGGCTCATATCTTTGAAGCCCTGACCGAAAGGCACAACTGTGAATCCCATCCCCTCAAGGTTCTGGGTCATCTGCACGGCTCCCCATCGGTCAAAGGCAATCTCCCGAATGTGATAGGTCTTGCCCAGCTCCTCGATGACCTTCTCAATGAAACCGTAATGGATGACATTGCCCTCGGTCGCCATCAGGTAGCCCTGCTGATACCAGACATCATACGGAACGGATGCCCTGCGCACACGCTGGGGGATCGTATCCTCCGGAATCCAGAAGAACGGGAGCATGATGTACTTTTCCTCTGGAACTCTGGGTGGGAACATCAGCACAAAAGCCGTGATGTCTCCGGTGCTGGACAAGTCCAGTCCACCATAACAGTCACGGCCTTTGAGGGCTTCCATATTGATTGGCTGATTGCCGAGGTTGTAGATGTGTTCCGGGATGAATCTCGTCAGCGAGGACACCCACATATTCAGACGGAGCTGCTTGAATACATTCTCCTCTGCCGGGTTATCAAGTGCTTCCTGGTACGCATCCCGGACACGCTGGATCTGGATGGTCTGGCCGAGAGAGGGATTGGCTTTATACCAGTTGGCTTCATCGTGCCAGTCATCCTCATCGGTCAAGCCGTAGACCACGGGGTAGAAAGTGTGGTCGATCTTACGTCCGGCCAACAGGTCAAGTGCCTTCATGTGGAGTTCGTAGCAGATGCTCTCCTTGTCCGTGCCGGCCGTGGTGATCAGGAAGAACAACGGCTGTTCACGGGCATCACCGGAACCTTTGGTTAGGACATCGTAGAGTTTTCGGTTTGGCTGGGCATGAACCTCATCCAGAACAAGACCTGACACGTTCAGGCCGTGCTTCGTGCCTACTTCGGCAGACAGGACTTGATAAAATCCTGCGTTCCCGTAGTTCACGATTCGCTTGGTGGCTGCCATGATCTTGCACCGTTTCAAAAGTGCCGGAGTCATCTGCACCATCTGATGGGCAACATCAAAAACGATGGATGCCTGCTGGCGGTCAGCGGCAGCACCATAGACTTCGGCAGACGGCTCGTTATCGGCAAAAAGCAGATACAAGGCCACCGCAGCGGCAAGTTCGGACTTGCCGTTCTTCTTACCGATTTCGACATAAGCCGTGCGGAACTGACGGTTTCCCCTCTCGTCCACGATGCCGAACACATCCCGCATGATCTGCTCCTGCCAAGGAAGCAGCCAAAACCGCTTGCCCGCCCACTTACCTTTGGTGTGTCGGAGGTTCTCAATAAAAGTCACTGCCCGATCTGCTTTTGCGGCATCGTAGTGGCAGGTCGGAAGCATGAACCGGCTGGGCTTATAGTCCTTCAGTTTCGGATAGTTTTTCGGTCTGCACTCTGCCATCAGCTTCCACCTCCTCCCAGCAGATTCTCCATCTCATCAGCTGCATCCGCAGGACCACCGTCCGAAGCAATGATCCGGCTTCGGGAGGACGGGGTCAGACCGAACTGCTCTGCAAACTTGTTCATGATCTTCAGATAAGTCTGGGCAATGGACACCTGCGGCACCTGCTGCCAGTACCCGGACGGGGTCTTGACGATGGTGCCGTGCTGAGTGATGAACTCCTCTGCCTCTTTCCATCGGGCATACGCTTGACAATAGCCGGCAAAGGCAGCCATATCTACTTCGGTCAGGATGCCGATGGCTTCCATCTGTTTGGCAAGTCTGCGCCATTCTTTCTTTGCTTCCGGCTCCAGCCACTTTGGACAGGCCGGTGCTTTCTTGTTGGGCTTCGGTTCGCTGGTATTCAGCGGATGCTTGCCCGGATTACCTTCCAGTTCCTTCATGGCGGTCGGCTTTGGTTTTCTGCCTCTGGTAGCCATTGGCTTCCCCTCCCTTCTGTAAAAATGGGTAAAGAAAAAGGACCTCCGAAGAAGTCCTTGAAATATCATTTCCCTTAATGGGAAACTTTTCAACATGAATAGCAAATAGTTTCCCATTAAGGCAACTTTATATAAAACACATCGGATACGCGGCACAGCCCCTTTTCGGGGCGTGTACCTTTTGGGTGCTGTTAGGCGTTGGGGTTGGCTTCCTTCCAAGCCTCGTACTCATCGACCAGCTCCGCTTCCTCGATGACCTGCCAGACGCTGCAGAAGCGGCTTCTTTGCTGCTCGATCTCCGCTGCTGTCCAGTCTTCCGGCTTGCGGCTCATGTCGTGGTAGGCATCCATCTCCGCTTTCGTCCGGAAGAAAAGGATCTGCTTCAGCTTCAGCGTTTCCTCATTGTTACGCAGGCTGTACCGCCTGTCCTCTGCCGCCCTGCAAAGGCTTCCGAGGTCGCTGCAGCTGAGGGTCATGTCCTGCTTGAAGGCGATCTCGATGCCGATCAGCTTCTTCTCGGTGTCGGCTCCCTGAATGTTCTTAAGGTAGGTTTTTGCTTTGTTCGTCATGGTCTGTATCCTCCGTGTGTTTTGTTTTCCGTAGGGCTTTCCCCTTCGTTGTGACTGTATATTACCGTCACTGCCGGATACTATCAAGCGGCTATGCTGCACGATCATACACACCTCTTTTTGTCAGATTTATGTGTATTTCCACGCCGGAAGAATCCGCCACTACGAGCAAAAGCTCCCGAAGGAGCTCTGCCCTTTTTCAGTGTGCGTTCTTGATGCACCACTCGATTGCGTGTCCGGCATCCGTGTAGGTCTCATCGGAAATCTTCAGAAGTTCCAGCCGGCACTCAATCGGTGACCAGCCTTCCTCTGGGTCTTCCACAAAGCCGTATACCGCTCCCTCCAGCATGCCGTTCCAGTTCATCTGGGCAACCAGAACCCGGTCACCGAACTGCATGATGCTGTCGTAGCAAGGTCTGAGCCGGTCGTAGAAACTCTCGATGCTGATGTTGTTTTCCGGGAAGTTAATCAAATGCTTTTTCATGGTGAATTCCTCCGTGTTTTCGTTTTTCCCTTGGAGCTTTCCCCTTTCGGTATGTGCATATTACCGTCAGATGCAGCAGATAGCAAGCGGCTAAAGTACACGATCTTCCGTCTGGAATACCGGGCAGAATGTACATCACTCTGCATCCTGCTCCATGAGTTCCACAAGGGTATCGTAGAAGAACTGCGGGGCATATGCCAGCGGTTCCCGTCCGGATTCCTTATCCATCCTGATCTGGTCTTCCACCATATCCTCGGCATCCTCCAGCGTAAAGCCATCCTTATCGCTATCATCCATGTGGTTGTAGATTTCCACGATGACATCCAGCATCCGCTCTTCCATGTGCTTCTCCTCCTGGCGCATCCACGCCGCCACATCTGCCCCTATCTGGGGCGTTGTCGGTTCACTCGGATCGTTTTGCCACCCGTGGCACAAGCCCCTGTGTGGGGCTGTCGGTTTATCTGCTCATCCGTCCCAGCAGGTAGGCTTCTTCCATTGCCTTCTGGATGCCCCAGACCGGAACCTCAATGAAGTCCTCGCTGTCATTGTCGCGGGCTTCGAGGTCTCCCCGGCTGTCTACTGCCGCCATCAGGCGCTTGGCGATCTCCAGCAGGGCTTTTTCTTCTTCCTTGGTGATGTTCTTCTTCATGGTGGTTTCCTCCATTTTTCTTGGTTTTCCCTTTCGGTATGTGCATATTACCGTCTATGTCACACACTATCAAGCGGCTATACTACACAAATATGTTTCCCCGGAACTGTGCGTATTACGGCAGAAGAAAAGGGCCGCCGTTTCCGGCAAGCCCCATGTGTTTCTCTGGCTTAGTAGTCTTCGTCCTCGTAATCTTCCTCTTCGTCCCAGTCATCTTCCTCCTCATCCCAGCTGTCATCCTGGTCTTCTTCCTCATCTTTGAAGTCCCACATATCTTCGGTCGGCTGGTTTCTAAGGTCTGGGTTCTGCTCGACATAGTCGGCAACCGCTCCGCAAAGGATGTCCAGAACCTTTTCGTAGGCTTCCTCGCTGTAGACTGCCCAGGCATCTGCAGTCAGCTTTGCGATTTTATCGTTGCCCTTGGCTCCAAGGAACCGCCCTGCAGGGTTGCAGGTTTCCTTGCCGTAGCCGATGCCCAGCTGGTCGCCGTCGTTGTAAAAGCGGTATCCGATGCGGCTCATTGCCCTTACCAGCTCCCCTGCGAGGCTGTCTGCCTTGCCCGTCTCCGGTACCAGTTCTTTGAAAAGTTTATTGATGCGTTCTTCGTTCTTCGTCATTGTCGTATCCTCCGTTTTTGTTGTTTTCCCCTTTCGGTGACTGTATATTACCGTCACCCCGGAGTACTATCAAGCGGCTAAACTACACGATCATTCAATCCTGTAATTGTCATATTTATGTGCTTTTCATGCCAGCTTTCGGAAGACAGACACGAGCAAAAGGCTGGTCATTTCCAGCCCCTTGCGCCTGTCGATCTTGCCTTTAGCGGATGATTTCGAGGTAGCTTACGTTGCCCCAGCAGTCCGTTCCCTTGAAGCGGATGCGACTTTCGTTCTCCCTGTCGAGGGTGAATTTCCGAAGGAGCTTCATCTTCTGGATGCGGTTCAGAAGGTCCTTGCCGTTCTTCGCATCCTCAACGGCATCCCTGATCTCGACCACCGCGCTGTCTCTTCCGTACCAGAGGTTGCTGAGTGCCTCCGGGATTCCGTTCGCAAGGTAAAGGTTGATTTTTGTGTAGGTCATGTTTTTGTTCTCCTCTCAAAATGTCATCGTTTCCAGAATCTCATCCGCGCCTGTTTCCCAGTCGTGGCAGCTAAGTTCGATTTTGCTGTACATCTCTGCGCTGTCCGACTCATCGAAAAGCCGGAAGCATTCTCTTGCCAGCTCCTCGCTGGTGTGCTGCTGGATTTCATCCGGCTGTCCATCCAGCCGTGTAAAGGTGATCTCGTAAGTGTAGCGTTCCATGTTCTTTGCCCCTTTCGTTTTGGTAGCTGTATATTACCGTCACTGCCGGATACTATCAAGCGGCTAAAGTACACGATCATCTGCGCCCTGAACTGGTGGATTTATGTGTTTATCCGGGGAGGTTTCCCTCCCCGTTTTTCCTAGCTGAACATCTCTGCCGTGTCATCGTCGATCCAAAGGTGCGTGCCGTCTGCTTCCATGATCGCGTGGTCTTCATGAACCTCGATGATGATCCCTTCTCGGCTTCCGCTTCCATCGAATTCGTCCCAGTGCCATGTTGTCTTTCTCCCTTTTTTCCATGTTCTCCAATCAGTCATTCTGCTGTCCTCCTTTGCTTTTTGTAGCTGTATATTACCGTCACTGCCCTGTGATAGCAAGGCCATAAAACGTCATATTATCAACGATCTTTGCCCCTCATGTTTGGTACATATATAACCCCTGATTGACTTGCTATATATGTGTTTCTGCGGCATTATACACACAACGAAAGCAAAGAAAACCAAACCAAAAACGGAGGACAAAAACCATGAAAAAGACCATTACAGAAGTTGAAACCGCAATCGAAAACCGCATCGCAGAGCTTGAAGAAGAATACGAGCTGGACATTTACGACCGCAACGACATCCGGGAAGAAGAATACCAGAAAGCCGGATGGCGGCACGACCCCTTCCCAGAAGAGCTTGAGGAAGAGGACGAAGAAGAGGAAGAAGATTGGCACTACCACAGCATGGAAGAACGACTGAACGAGGTCGGCATGAGCATGAGGGATTTCTTCTAAGGAATCCCAAAAGGCTCCCCCAGCAGAAGCTGGGGTTCTGCCTCGTATCCCCCGTTTTGGTTTGGTATGATACACAAAACCGCTGCCAGATGTTTGTGTACATTATGGCGGCGGTTCTCCTTGCTATCGTTGCTTTCCAGAGGTAATATACAGTAAACTGGAAGGGGGTTCTCATTCTTTTGAGACCCCCATTTTCCGTCTAATCGGCTTCGCCCTGCATTGCCTGATGCATCACCCTGCGGTTATGCGCTCTGGCTTTCTTTTTCAGGTCCCTTTTCCATCTGCGGATGGTCACCGCCTTGCAGTGGTTTCTCGACCATTCGTATTCATCCAGAATGTATCTGCCGCCGTGTTCCCTCTCGCCATAAGCCGGCATCTTCCTGTGTCCCATAGGCTCCTCCTGTTAAACCAAGCCCTCCCGGTCTTTTCTGGCCGAGAGGGTATTTTTCTGATTGTGGTATCTTATTCCGGCTTCGTTCCGTCATCCATCTGAATGACTGCCATCTGCCCGAACATGCTGACGAATGCCTCCGGCACCCAGAAGCGTTCCCTGAATTTCTGGATGAGGTCCTGGGGCAGCTCTGCGAAATCTTCCTCGCCCAATCCGCAGATGAAGAAGTTTCCCTTGATGGGCTGCTCCAGCTCCGGAATGTATCTGCTGAATGACTTCTCGGTGAACAGCCCGTTGTCATCGGTGACCAGGACGGCGCGTTCTTCCCACGGGTAGGTGGCTGTGATACAGTCGCAGTCGAGGATGCGGTAGAACTCTTTCAGGGAGTTTTCAATGTCCACCACCTGCGGATGCTCCATCGGTTTGATCAGAAGAACTTTCATTCGACCCATCCCCCTTTCACGATTGCCCAGTCTGCAAGATGCATCTTCTGCTGTTCGCCCCATGCAATGTCCTCTAATGCTTCCTCCGTTCCGCATCGGTTGCAGATCTGGATGTCCGCTCTTCGGCTGAGTGCCTGCTGCTGATGGTCGTAGCAGTCAGGCTTTGCTCCGCACCTGGGGCAACGTGGGCCGGTCTGTCGCGTTTTACCAAGGTGGTCGAGCGACACCTTGACCTCGGCATCCGTTGCCACACGGTGGCAACTGTCCGCGCCGTAGGCAACGTTAAGATGGCTTCCGGTGTCCCAGTTCACCAAGATGTTTCCGGCATCATCGACCCCGTTGCAGGTTCCCTGCGTTCCGATGGGCGGTGCCTGCCTATCATCCATCTCATCGAGGACGACCCGGCATCCGACCGGGAACTCTTTTCTCAACTTCTTGACCATTTTCTGATCTGCGAAATTCATGCCTGCACCTCCTCGATCATCCGCTGGGCGGCATCCTTATCCATGCATTCCTTCAGCGCACCTTCGAGGATGTGCATCGGGAAGCGGAATGCCTTATAGCCGTCATGCAGAACTTTGTAGTAATACCGGCTCGGTGCGCGGTGTCCGAAGTCGTTCTCCATGATGTAGACCATTGCGGTCACCATCTCCGGTTCTGCCTCTTCCCGGAGCAGTTCGATGTTCAGGTCTTCCTTGCGGTAGTAGTTCGGGTAGCCCTCATAGAGGTCGAGGTTTCCTTCGTCCATTTCCGAGATTTCCCACACCAGAACCGGCGTGTTCTTCTTCGGGTTCGGTGCGATAGTGGCGCAGCCGCGGAACAAAAGCTCCCAGCCGGCCAGCACCGCCTGCCCTGCAATTTTTGCATCCGGACACCGGTCTGCCATCTGCTCCACCGACAGGTTGCTGCCGTAGGCGATGTAATATTTCTTGTTCTTCATTTGAATCTCTCCCTTCGGTTTTCTCCGCTCTTGTCTGGCGGTATGGTATATATCACTCTTCTGCCCTGATTTATCAAGGCCGATAAGCATCATATACTGCACAATGTTTTTTGCTTTTGATCGTGTACTCTTACATCATCTGCTGCTTCTTCAGATACCGGACAGCTTCCGCCCTTCCGATACTGGCTGCCAGTCCACGCTTCAATGTGTCCAGCGGAAATTCCCAGTCGCTGTATCCGCCGCGCAACAGTTCAAAATACTCGGCATCCGGGCAGCCAAGCCGCCGGTCCTCGTGCATCACATAAGCGATGCATGGCTTTGCCTTTTTCATGCGGTTCCCGTTCAGGTTCCAGACCGGAAGCTGAAACTGCTTCTTGTAGTAGTATCGTGGGCAGCCCTCGTACCGGTCCAGCAGGAGTTCATCGTATTCCGAGAGCTTCCAGACCACCGCTGGTACGCTTTCATTGGCATCCTGCTCGATGGTGGCATAGAAGCCGGTCTTGCTCTTTTTGAACAGGAGCCGGTAGCCCTTGATCTCGGTCGTGCCGACCACCACAGCGTAAGGGCATCTCTTTCCCATCCGCTCCATGTCGAGATTACTTCCGTAGGCAAGGTAATATCTGGATGGGTTTCGGCTGATCAATTCAAACATCCGCCTCACCGTCCTCCCTGCCAGTGAATTCCACGCCCTGGAAATCATCTGTCCCAAGCTCAATCTGGCTGTCCTGCCACCAGTCCTCTGCCACTCGCTGGGCTTCCTCCACGGTCGGCTCTTTCATTTCGGATTCATAAATGGTCACCGTTCTCTGGTAGGTCTCGGTGATGGTCACCTTAAAGGTCCTGCCTCCCGGTGTGTTTTCATTTTTTAACGTGCTTTTCATAAACCTGCACCTCCTTCTACCACCTCAAGGGCGGTTGCCCGCCCAAAAGGTGCCCGTGCATCCAGGCTTATTTGTTCCGCCAGGATGCGTTGCCCTCCATGTTCCGCAGAAGAATCTCCCTTGCCGTTGCGAATTCATCCCCGATGAATCCCAGCCTCAGCATCCAGCACCGCATCGCGTACTTTTCGTTGTCGGTCTGCTGGGGCTTCGGGCTTGCCGTTCTGACCATCTTGGCAAGCTGGCTCATTGCGAGGCAAAGCTGGATGTAGGCTTTCATCTCACCGGCGTGCAGCCCGTTGCGCTTTCCGTCCGCTGGGTCTGCGAATTGGAAAAGGCGGAATTCAATGGTCCCTTTTGTAAAGGTGGCATGGAGGTTCAGCATGTGGTACCGACTTGAATTGTAATGGGCATTCCGGTTTTCCCAGCTGGAACCGTTGCCTTCGTACCAGATGTCTTCCAGCTTGCGCATGGTGGTCGGCTTCTCGCGGTTCAGCCGGTCGAGGAAGCAGTGGTCGACCACTCGGCAATATTGTCCGGTGCGCCCTGCATCGATTCGAATGGCTCTGCCGATCTGCTGTTCGTGCGCCGCCATGATGTTCACAAGGTTGCGGATGGTCTTTGCGGTGTGGTCGCCCTTGCCGATGTGGATGTGGACCCCGCATCCGCGGCTTGGGCTGCTCTTTGCTCCTGCCTTGCGGAGCAGCCGGATAATCTCCTGCAGGGATTCGATGTCGTCGTAGGTGAGGATCGGGGTGACCAGTTCGCATTTTTCTGCGTCCGGTCCGTAGATGCTCACATCACTCTGGAATTTCCAAACCCTGCCCTGTCCGTCCTTGCAAGCCCAGCTGTAATATCCGTACTCGCTGGCGGCGTTCCATGCTCTGGTTCCGAAGTACTCGGCAACCTTTCTTGCCGCTTTTTCTCTGGTGATGTTGTTCATCTCGATCTCAACTCCGATGGTCTGGTTCTTCATGGCTTCAATCTGCTCTCTTGTTTTATCGTTCATGGTATGTTCTCCTTTGTTTTTTCCTTGTTTTCCCTTTCGGTATGTGCATATTACCGTCAGGTGCGGATAATAGCAAGGATATAAAAGAACATATATTCGACAAATATGAGGCAGAATGATCGTGTACATTTCTGCGGTTTATACGCTTGATAATGTACATTTTCAGAGTTAATATCGGTACAATGGAAGAGGGTCTCGCATATTTTTCGGCCCCCATTGGGGGATTGGGAGCTTACGCTCCCGCCTCCAGCATCTGCGCCGTATCTGCCCCACAGTCGGGCTGTGTCGGCTGGGCTGCATCCTGTGCGGCCGTTTCCCAAGTGGCAGGATCGCCGTTCTGTGCCGCCTGTTTCGCGGCTTTCAGGGCATCCCGCTTTGCCTTTTCCCTTGCAAGGAACTTCTGCGCTTCCTCATCCGTTCGGAAAGCCGCATGGCCGGAAAGATTCTCCATGAGGATCTTTCGTGTTTCTTTGAAATCCGGACCGTTCATCCCCAGCCGCAGGAGCCATGTGCGGAGTGCGTATTTCTCATTCTCATCGTTGACATCCTTTGCCTGGATGCGTTTCTGGCTGATTGCCTGCTGGTTCATCAGGATGGCAAGGTGGCCGAAAGCCGTCAGGTGAGCATAGTCGGAAGCCGTCGGGAATCCTGTGAAGGAAACCTTTTCTTCTGTGATCACCAGACCTTCCATCGCAGTTCCGCACTGTGCTTCGTAACTTTTAAGCGCCTCGATGAAGTTTGCCACCGTGTAGGTGCAACTGTCATCCCGTAGTGTTTCGACCAGGTCAGTTTCCACATGAAAGTGCCCGCCCGTTGCCTTGCTGATGAGTCGGCCCCGGCTGTAGATGAGGTTGACCAGATTGCGAAGGCTCACACCATTATGCTGGCTGGTTGGGAAGGCAAGTTCCAGATCCAATGGTACCTCTTCTGGCTGGTCTTCTGCTTCCGGCTGCTCTTCGCTTTCCGATTCCTCTGCATCCGGCTCATCCTCTTCCGTATCATCCGGCTCTGCTTCGGCCACAGGCTCCTCTGCCAAGTTTTCAGTCGGCTCTGTGTTTTCCGGCTGGTCATCCGTGCTCTCAATGCTCTCGCAGCCGCGAATCAACCCCTCATTCAACAGGGTCGTCAGCAGCTCGGCATCTGCATTCTCCGATTCGACCAGAAGATTGCCGTCCCGGTCGATGGTGTAGTTGCCGATGTCATAAGCATACAGCGGCGCTCTGGTGTAGTAAGGATGGATGCCCGTCAGCTCCTCCATGCGATTTGCAAGTGTCTTGCGGTCGGCTATGTTCAATTCAAATTTCAACATAATTCATTGCCCCTTTCGTTTTTTGTCTTTGTACGTCCCGATGTTTTTTTCGGTAGCACATATATCACTCTGAACCGGTCAAATAGCAAGGCCATTTCCCGATATTCTTCATGTTCGACCAATTACACAAGGGACTGCAGAATCTGTTGTGTAAATAGGACCAATATGTAAGCCCACCATATTACCGGGTCACTTTCTACCTAGTAATATAGCGGGCCAGTTTATTCTTCCAGACCTGCACACCATGCGATGCCGGCCAGAACAAAAAATGCGTTGGCTAAGCATATGCCGTTACCCCAGATACGGTACTCTGCCGAATCCGTATACGGGTCAGCCAGCCATTTCCGGATCTGCTTCTCCGTCTTCGGCTTCTTGGCATGGGTCACGATCTTGCGGTGCGTTTCAAACACATCTGCCCAGAATGCCAGCTCTTCTTCGGTCGGGTTTTCCGTTCCGAGATCTCTGCACCACCAGTCCGGGAATCCTTGCAGTCTGGCACACTCGGTCGGTGTCAAACGGCGGACGGTATAGGTCACAGGTGTCGGCTGCGCTTCCGGGTTGTCGATGACCAGACGGTCATTGAAAGCATCCTGCCCATTGAATCCGCTGGGATGCGCCCCAGTTGCCACCGTTCCCATAACACCCTCGTTCAGATGCGGTGCCGGTGCGATGGTGGTCGGGTCTTTGTAATCCCGCGCCATCAGAGTCGGTGCGACTTCTTTTGCCACCTGCATATAGGAGCCGGTGGTCATGGCATACACATCCTCCGGTGCGCAGACTGCATGGCGGTCAGTGGCATCCAGTGTAAAGCAGACATCCTCATTGACGCCATCCCCCTGCGGACCGTTCTCATCCTTGCGGCCGATCATGTTGCCCTGCAGGACGAAGGTCTGCTGCTTCATCCCCGGCTCTGCTGCAAGTGCCGCTGACTTCTCTCCCAGATCCCGGACTTCATCCCTCTGGTTCTGGGTAAAGGCGATCGGCTCTACCACGCAGATACCGCCCTGATTGCAGGTCGGATCTCCACCACTGCGGTCTAGTGTCCGGGAGGTCTCCGCTTCATAGAAGCCGCTATGCGGATTATCGGACATCATGGAGTGGCTGGCTTTAGAGCAGACACCGTAGCATTTTGGAACGAACAGTGTCTGGTCGTTGTTGCAGCCGAGGGTAGCTGACTTTTCTTCCTGCCAGATAGCGCCCTTGCCACCGCCTTCACACCCGGAACGGATCTTCAATGTGACCGCCGGAGAGTTTTCAACTTCTTTCACCGGGCTTTCCACTGAATTTTCAACAGTGTCCATGACCATCGGGACATTACCGCCACCCGTACCGCACCGACTTGTCAGTGTCTGCACCTTACCATCCTCGGAAATCTTCACCCGGCTGTCAGCAGGATGATTTTCCAGTGCGATGGCAGCAGGCACAACACCAGCCCGGAGGGTCGGTGACCGTTCCTCTTCGTATCCAATGCTTCTGGCATTTGCGGAATGCTCGGTACAGAAACCAGCGGCTTCCATAACACACGGCGGATGATGTGCCTCCGCACGGAGGGTGGCTGTCACCTCTTCCGTCACATCCATCCTCTCTCCGCCCTGATCGTTCAGACAGAGCCGTCCTCCTGCTCCACTGCAGCCTGTCTCTCCAGCGCCGCTTTCAGCAACGGCGGCAGCTCTTTGCCACGCACGGAAGCCCTCCGCAGAATACCGAGACATGCCTTCGGACTCAAATAATACCTTTGGGGCACTCTGGTCTGCAAAATCTGCGACAAGGTAGATACGTTTTCTTCTTTGGGGAACGCCCCACCATTGTGCATCAAAAACTCGATACGCGACGCTCCATCCGTCTCCCACGTAGTAGTCAGCGTCAGGCCATCCTTTCTTCTCAGGCGCAGGCACCGAGGCGGACGGGTCTTTAACACTGATGACGGCTTCGAGGACTGCTTTGAAGTCCTGTCCTTTGTTTGAGGAGAAGGCCCCTGGCACATTCTCCCACACGATAAATCTTGGTTTTTCTCCATTGGTCTTACACCTCATTTCCTTCACGATTCGGATTGCTTCGTAAAACAGGCTGGACCGTGAACCATCCAGACCGTCCCGCTTACCCGCGATGGACATATCCTGACAGGGACTGCCAAAGGTGATGATGTCTACAGGAGGCAGGTCTGCACCGCTGATAGCAGACACATCTCCGTAATGCTTCACCTGCGGCAGACGCTTGGTCGTGACCCGGATGGCAAACGGCTCGATCTCACTGCTCCACACCGGAGTGATCTGCCCGGTCAAAAGTCCGCCCAATGGAAAACCCCCGGAGCCATCAAAGAGGCTGCCGAGGGTCAGCTGTTTATTCTCCATCAGTGGCCTCCCTTTCCGGCTCGAAGGTCGCCACTTCCTCGAACTTCAGCTTCTGACTGTCACGGATGACATACACATCATCGTAGTGACCCTCGCTGTGTTCGATATAACGCTTCACGATCACATCCACGAACTTCGGGTCCAGCTCGATGCCTCGGCACACACGGTCGGTTTCTTCGCAGGCGATCAGGGTAGAACCGCTGCCAAGGAACGGATCGAGCACGATGCCGTTGGTCATGGTGGAATTTCGGATCGGATAGCTCATCAGGCCGATGGGCTTCATGGTCGGATGGTCCTTGTTGGACTTCGGCCGGTCATACTCCCAGATGGTCGTCTGCTTGCGGTCGGAATACCACTGGTGCTTCCCCTTCTGCTTCCAGCCGTAGAGACACGGCTCGTGCTGCCACTGGTAAGGACTGCGGCCCAGCACCAGCGCATTCTTCTTCCAGATACAGCACCCGGACAGGTAGAACCCTGCATTCTTGAATGCCTTTCTAAAGTTCAGCCCTTCCGTATCTGCATGGAAGATATAGATGGAGCCGTCATCCGCCAGATGCCCGTGCATCTGCTGGAACGCTGCCAGCAGGAACTGGTAGAATTCCGAATCGCCCATGTTGTCGTTCAGGATCTTGCCAGCCGTTTCTTCCACATCCACGTTATAAGGGGGATCGGAAAGTACCAGATTTGCCTTGGTGCCGTCCATCAGGGTATCGTAGCATTCTGGCTTGGTGGAATCGCCGCACAGAACGATGTGCTTACCCAGATGCCAGAGGTCGCCCTCTTTGGAGAAGCACGGCTGCTTCAGCTCCGATTCCACATCGAAATCATCTTCCTTGACCTCTTTGCTGTGGACCTTGTTGAACAGCGTCTCGATCTCCGGCGGTTCAAAACCGGTCTTACCGAGGTCGAAGTTGGAATCCTCAATGTCCTTCAAAAGATCAGCCAACAGGGAATCATCCCAGGCACCCGTGATCTTGTTGAGTGCGATGTTCAGGGCCTTCTCCCTGGTCTTGTCGATGTCCACCACCGCGCAAGGCACTTCGGTGTAGCCCAGCTCCATCGCTACGGTCAGTCTCTGGTGACCACCGATGATCGTCATGTCGGCATTGACCACCAAAGGATCTGCGAAGCCAAACTCCGTGATGGAGTTCTTGATTTTCTCGTACTCTTTATCCCCCGGCTTCAGCTTTTTCCGGGGATTGTATGCAGCCGGCTTGAGTACGGACACCGGCAGCATCTTCAGTTCAGCAGTCGCTTTCATGTAGGTTCCTCCTAATTCAGATTCCCATGCGAATGACCCCTGAAAACGGCACGAAAAAGGAGCCGAACAAAAAGCCCGACTCCATTTCATCTCCATCTTCCTGCGGCTGTTCAGCCATCTCGCACCATTCCGGGTTTTCCCCATTCACAGATGCCAAGACCTTATCTTCCGCATCGTCAATCGCATGTACACAGATACCCCCGGTGTTGAACATCGGATACACACCGATAATTTTCTTACTCACTCCTGTTCGCCTCCTTCTTCCTGCCCCGGTTTGCACAACCACGGCTGCAATATTTTCGTTCCAACCCGTACTGATGCCGGTAGGAAAACTCCCTGCCGCACGCCGGACAGATCTTTGACCGCACTGTTCTCCAGTTTTCCGGCTTTGGGTGGGTGTTGTTCCATCTTGACCGGCATTCCGGTGAGCAAAACTTTCTCGGTCTGCCTTTATGATTCGGTACAATGGCTGTACCGCACTGAGGGCAGAAGGAAAAAGCCATGTCCTTGATCATCTCAGATGTATAATCTTCCATCCGCCCTCACCTCACTCTCATTTTTCGCCGTTTCTTCGGCGGTTTCTTAGAAAAATCTCATAATTCATACGAAAAGCGGCGAAGTGGAAATCGGCCCTGTCCCGCCCGGTTGAATTGTTGTTGCGGCGGCCGATTCTCGCTCGCCCTCGCTCCTCCCGGAACAAGCAAAAATGTGCGAAAGCCCCCTGTCTACGAGAGGTTTCACACACTTTGGTTCATTTCGGGGAAAAAGAATGGCACCGGAACGAAAGCTCCGATGCCTGTACATTTTCGTGTTTCATTTTGCGCCGTTAATCATCTGACCCCCGGCCTATCAATTTTGCGGTTTTTCACAGAAAAGGGGCCACCGGTCTCCGTGTGACTTCACCGTAGAGAAGTGACCCCGGCCCCCGGCGGGGGTGTCAGTAGGTGTAGGTCGGGTTGATGTCTTCGGTCAGCGTCTTCTTATCGTGACAACTCTTGCAGAGAGACTGCCAGTTGTTCTGGTCCCAGAAAAGTTTCTGGTCACCACGGTGTGGAATGATGTGATCCACAACCGTTGCCCGGACGTACTTGCCCTGCTTGGCACACTGCACACAGAGTGGATGAGCTTCCAGATACGACTTTCTGACTTTCTGCCACCGCCTGTTGTACCCTCGCTTCGCTGCCGGGCGGGTCACCTCTGGATGGAGAGGCAGGTGCTTCTCACAGTAGAGCCGGCCGGCTTCCACCAGCTCCGGGCAGCCGGGGTGATGGCACGGTGTCTTTGGTCTGTACGGCATGGGTCAGTCCTCCCACGGAAGACCAGCCTTACCGAAGTGACCGTAAGCACTGACCTTGTTGTAGTCTACATCCAGCAGACCCAACCGCTTGATGATCCCCTGCGGAGTCAGGTCGTAGCTGTCATGGACATAGGCTTCAATGAAGTCCAGCGACTGATGCTCCGTGCCAAAGCACTCCACCGACACACCGACTGGCTGTACCACGCCGATGGCGTAAGCCAGCTGAACTTCGCACTTGTCAGCGTAGCCCGCCTGCACGATGTCCTTGGCAATCTTCCTCGCCATGTATGCTGCGGAACGGTCCACCTTGGTGGGGTCTTTGCCGCTCAGGGCACCGCCGCCCATTCGACCGATGCCGCCGTAGGTATCACACGCCAGCTTTCTGCCGGTCACACCACAGTCGGCATAGCTGCCGCCCAGCACGAAACGGCCGGTCGGATTGACCAGCTTTGTAAAATCACCGTCCAGACCGTACTCGCAAGCGGCAAGCACCATCATGGATTCGATGACGTGCCGGAAATCGCTGACCTCCACATCCGGGCTGTGCTGCACGGAGCAGAGGAAGGTAGTGATGCGTCCGGTGTCGTAGTCGTAGCTGACCTGTGCTTTCGCATCTGCCCGGAACATCTTGGACGGATGATTCTTCAGCAGCTGCAGGAACTTGGTGGCGACCATGTAAGGGATCGGCATCTGCTCTGCCGTCTCGTTGGTGGCATAGCCGTACATGATGCCCTGGTCACCGGCTCCGCCCTTATCCACACCCAGTGCAATATCCGGGGACTGTTTGTCCACCAGAATGCCGATGCGAAGCAGGTCGGTCAGATTCCAGCCCAGCTTTTCAAGCCCGATGCGGGTAAACACATTGTGAACGATCTGCTGGTAGTTCGGTTGGTAGTCTGTGGTGACCTCGCCAGCAATGAAAAGCTGACTCTTTTTCAGCAGACACTCGATTGCCACACGGGCGTTTCTGTCATGCTGGAGAATATCGGTCACAATGGCATCTGCGATCTGGTCACAGATCTTATCGGGATGACCATTGCTGACCTGTTCACAAGTGATGATCTTACTCATGTTCTGTCCTCTCTTTCATGTATCACAAAGCAGGCCGCCTTTGTCCTTGCCCACAAATAGGCTCCCACAAAGACTGCCTGCCCTGTCTCTGTTCATGGTTTCCGTTCATTCTCTTATTTTGCTTTCTTCTCCTCAACTCATGTAGCATGTAGCAACCATGTAGCTGAATTTTATATAAGAAAGCTATAAAAGAAAGTAATAATAAAAAAGGTTATGAAATCTCGGCTACAAACCAGCTACATGCTACAAAGCACCCAAAATCAGAAAAAAAGGTCACAAAAGACTGTCCTTTGGCTTATATGCGTCCTGTACCGTCAGGTCTTCTGCTCCATCTTCTACTTCCTTGAACCTGCAGTCCATGATCAGCGTAGTCTGTCCGCCACCACCTTTGGGACGCTTTCGGGCCACTTTGAAATGCACACCGATAGCATTTTTAAAGTTCTTCTGGTTCTCCGAGGAATACCCGTTCTCCTCACACCACTTTGTGTACAGCTGATATGCTGCCGCCGTCCGAAGTTCCGATCCTTCTTCTTTTTCAAGCCACGCCTCAATGAACTGCCCGATCCGATCAGAATCATCCTTGTAATCTTCCGTGGCTTTCGTGACAGCCTGCGGAAGTTCCAACCCCCGCTGGCAGAACTTTTTGTACCCTTCCAGACACCAGTTGAAAATACCTGACAGGTTCTCCGGCTTCGCAAACTGCCCCTTCAGCCCCTGATCCTGTTCTCCCTCTTCAAAGTGACGGTTAAACGGGATGATCTTTAGTCGGCCGGATTGGAACAAGGTCATATCATTGACATTAGGCAGGTAGTTCGTATTGATAAAAATCTTGAACACCGGCACAAAATCAAAGCTGTTCTCATTCAGGAATCGGGCATTGATGGTGTCGTTGCCAGTCATTCTTTTTACGAGAGCCGCATTAAATGTGATCTTCTTCTCCGGCTCAGAGATATTTACAAATCTGGAGCCAACCAGACGAGCCACTTCTTCCGAAGGTCCGCCTGTGTTCCCACCACGGAATTTAGCTGCCAGCATATCCGGATTCGATGTCTTTCCGTAGTCGCCCATGATCTTCAGGAATGTTTCCATTGCAGTACCTTTTCCGTTTCGGGAAGTGGCACCGTAAAGGATGAACATACACTCCTGCGAGGTATCTCCTGTCAGGGCGTATCCCAAAGAACGCTGAAGGAAGTCTGCCAGATCCGCATCTCCGCACATGACTTCCTTGATAAACGAGTGCCAGCGTGGACAGTCTGCATCCGGATCGTAGGTAATACCGGATTCCATTGTGAGATAATCCTCCGGCCGATGCTCCCTGAATTCCAGTGTCCGCATATCCAGCGTTCCATTTTTGCAGTTGAAGAAATACTTGTTCCTGTCGAATGCCTGCATGGAGATCGGATACACGGACATGGCATCTTTTAACATCGTTTCCCGATTCTTACGCAGCTGCAGTTTTCGGACACGGTCGATGAACCGCTTCCTGGCATCCTCTTCGGTGATCGTCAGGGCAAACACATACAGCTTGTCAGCCAGCAGCTTTGCCAGTTCCGATACCTTGAGATTGCCTTTGTCCGGCCGCCAGACAGATCCGTCATAGACATACCAGCCTTTACGTTCACTGTTGTACCGGGCAATCTGCTTGAAATAATCTGCAAACATATTGCCCATGCCGATCTCGTTTCTGCCATACCGGGCATTTGTGTGCGGTGCCATTTCTTCCAGAGTAACTGTGATCTTGGTGAGATCCGGCTGAAACTCGATATAATCATCCTCATCCAGCTTGGAAAATTCCTCATCCACAATGTCCTGCGCATTGACCGGCATATAGACAGCCGAACAGGTATTGACGGTATTGCGGATGGAAATCGCACCGTAGGTCGAACCAGCCTGCTTGCGATCCCACTTATCACGCATCAAGCCCGATGTACGGAAGATGCGATCCATCTGCTCCTCATCGCAGCCACACCAGAATGCCAAAATGGACAGTAACGCCATATCTGCATCCGACTGGCTACCATAGAGGTCTTCCCAGTCACCGACAAAGAGTTTTTTGAACTTTTCCGAGTTGCTGGCTTCATTGGCATGCGCGATGACAGCCTCATCATCCAGGTACGAATGGTGCTGGAAATGAGTCTGCTGCACCTGCTTGTTTCGCTTCATCAGCGTGTCCAGCAAGGTTGTCATTGCCGTTTCATCGTTTGGGATCTCACCTGTGCGGTAAACATCTCCCGTTACGGTGACGAAGCGGTTTGTCGCACCGGGCATGTACACTTCCAGACCTTTGCTGCGATTATTGATGTAGTAGACTGTCTTGTCATAGACGTAGTCTTCCGGCACACAGAAGAAACCTCGCAACCCTTTGCCAGACGGAGATTTTTCCACGTAAGCCGTAGGAAAGATGGAAAGGACAGTATCCGCTGTATCGTTCAGCGTACCATCCTCCCGGATACAATGGTCGATATCAAAAGCTCCGATTCCGTTGCCAACAGCAATGCCGATACCGTCATAGCCGCCCATTGCATAAGTGACAAGGGTATTCTTGAAATCTGAAAATGTACGCAGGTCATTGATCCTCGCCCGTTCCCCCGTTGCCGGGTTAAATGGCATCTTGGTCTTCTGGCCATTGCGCTTTTCAAACTTCCAGACACAGAAGCTGCAGGTCGTTTTCAGCTTGCCCGGAATGTTCTTGATGTCCATCATGCCTGCGCCTCCCTTCCCATACAAGCCTGCATCGCAAACTGCTTCTTAACCGCAGCTTCGATCTCCTGCTTTTTCTTGGCCGAGGTCACACGGCAGAGCCGGTTGCACAGGACCATCTTGTCAATGGTCGTGATCTGCTCCACCAGCAGAATGGATTCTTCCAGTTCTTCATCCCGGAGCATTTCGCAATCTCTCCCGGTGACCGGAATGTGTACCGGCAGCTCCAGCTTCTTCAGCTTGGAACTCATCGGAATCACCGTGATGATCGGAGAATTGCGGTTTGCCATATCGTTGCTGATAACCAGCACCGGGCGGTTTCCGCTCTGCACCGAAGTACCATAATGATTCCCCAGTTCTGCAAACCAGATCTCATACTGCTTCGGTATCTTTTGTACCGGCCATCTGGTAAGCGGCATCTCCTGAATTGGTACTCTATTAGGTGCCGGCTGACAGGATACTACTGCCCTTTTCTTGGTCTTTCCTCGTTGATTGATGTATTTATTAACATGGATCTTTCGTCCATGTGCTGCTGACCGGGCATTCTTTTTCTTTCTCCCCATTGGGATCTCACCTCCAGTTTGATAGCAAAAAGGCCGCTGAAGATGGAATCCTCATAGCGGCCGTAAATGTAAAAGGCATAAAAACACCGGATGCTTTCCAGTATCTTTATGCCTTTGTTTTCCTATTTTCCTAGTTTAAAGTATAGCAAAAAACCGATGTACAGTTAAGAAGGAAAAGTTCAAAAACGGTTCGTTTCCGTTCGTAAAGTTCAGTTTTTGCAGAACTTTTTTTCCAGCAGCTGCATCTGCTCTTTGCTGGAGAAAAGCTCTTCTGAAAACTGCTGCAGCCCGATTTTTTTATGATAAAAGACGGCGGTTTTTCCCATATGCCTTCCGTTCTCAAATTCGACTGCTTTCAGCGGAATCCGATCCAGACAGTGCTGTCTCACAACGATCTGCGCCTTACTGTCTCTGATCTGAAACGCCGCTACATCAACCAGGTTAAGCCACTCTCTTAGAGCTGTGTACCTTGCAAGATCTTCTTCTGCCTGCTTGTCATACATATCCTTTTCACCCGGATATTTAGAATCCGCAGCCATTTCAAGATCCTGTCTCCACTGCATTTGTGTTTCCTCTGCCAGCGTTTTTACCCTGCTGTATTTCTGGCAGATTTCTTTTGCAAACTCCAGCATATCCTCTGCTGTTTCCTGTTTCATCCTAAACTCACCCCTTCCGATAACGCCCAATTGTGTCGGCCATTCCAATAAGGGCATTTTCTTTCTCCCGGACTACCGTCCTCCGGGTCAGCAGTTTTCCCTCTGCCCCTGTGATCTCCGACTGCTTCTTTCCCTCCACAAATAACTGCTCCGCCACGAGCCGGGTCTGTCCACGCAGACTGCGAAGTCCGATCTCAAAGAGTTCGATCTGTTCGCAGACTTCATAGTAAGGTTCCAGAAACTGCTCGGTACGCTGTGTCTGTACTTCCCGGTTCATGGATGCCAGCACCTTATCGCAATTAAGGACCGTGCGTTCCACTGGGTTCGACAAGCCGCTTGTCTGCACCCGTTCGGATTCCTCATGTGCACCCTGCGACAACTTGTAAACGATCTCTTCCTTCGTGTAAAACCACGACTTCGATTCTTCATACTGCTGTCGGAGCAGTTCCCGCCTGCGGATCAAACAGCGATAGGAATCGGCCAGTTTTTTGACCAGCTCCAGGCAATCCACCTGTTCAGGTTTTGTGGCAGATGCTACATTCTTTTCCTCAGCCATAGTTCGTCCTCCTTTCTGACCGATCCGATTGGTTTTTATCCGGACGCTTTCCCGGTGGTTTTCTTCTTTCGCCGCTTGGCAGCTTCCTGACGCACCCGCTCCTGCACCCCTTCGATCAGCCGGTCCGCATCCAGAGCCGTAAGCGTCTCATACCACGGAGAGTGAAAGAACCGTTCCAATCTTTCTTTCTCGTGCATCGCATCCCGGTTCTTTGGATTGGCATCCAGCCGGTGAAGTACCCGCTTATAATCCTTGACCGCCTGCAGGATGATGGCATTAGCCAGATTCTCATAGCAGGCCGTATTTTCATTGACGGCAACATTTGCAGCGCTTCTTAGTCTGCTCATTCTTCAACGCCTCCCATCCTGTCATACCAGGGAGCCGGCACTTTCTCCGGAGCAATACCGTATTTGAAAACATAGATCGTGTGCCATGCCGTCTCATACAAAAGATCCAGCAAACGGCGGTTTGCTTCCGGCAGTTCATTTGCTTTCTTGATAAACTGCTCGATAAAATGCTCCCGGTTCGTATTCCCCAGATTCTGGCTCTTTTCCCTTGCAATGACCGCCTCTGCAAACTGAAAACAGATCTTTTTGTACTGCTGGACACAGTCGTATTTCCATGTGACTGCATCCAGCAGGAGCTTTCGTTTTCCATCCGGGGTGAGCTTGGGCATATTCTGGATCTTGGATTTCTGATACAGTTCCATGGCCTGTTCTTCCTTACAGAATTCCTGCTGCATCCAGATCTCGCTTGTCCGGATGTGACACATCAGAAGTTCCACTTCATGCTCGTAGGCTTCCTTCATGAGAAGATCCCGGTTCATCCGCAGGTCTGCTGCTCTGCGGATTGGACTCGTACCAAAGAGCTCACAAAGGAGTCCCTTCTCGCCAATCGGCCGGAACATTGCCCAGGGGATGAAGAATCCCTCCTCATCCCGTTTGGTTTTCACAGCCGCCACCGGCTTGGACTTCTTATAACGATAATCGCTCTCCTCTGCCGGACGGCGGTCCTCTGCATTCAAAAACAGATACTTTTTCATATTCTCTCCTATCTCCCCAGCTGTGCCTTGACCGCTGAGATCAGTTTTTCCTGTGTCATGTCCTTCTGCTCCAGGGCTGCCATGACATCCTCGTCCACCGTGTCCTTGGTGATGATGTGATGGATGGTCACCACTTGGGTTTGACCCTGCCGCCACAGACGAGCGTTGGTCTGCTGGTACAGTTCCAAGCTCCATGTCAGTCCGAACCAGATCAGGATATGTCCGCCCTGCTGGATGTTCAGACCGTGTCCGGCCGATGCCGGGTGGATCAGTGCGACCGGGATATTCCCGGCATTCCAATCCTTGATGTCGGTGCTGCTCTTGATGTCCCGTACCTTGATTTTCAGCTTCGACAGATGATTGATGATACGCTCCCGGTCATGCTTGAACCAGTAGGCAACCAAAACAGGCTGTCCGTTTGCCGCTTCAATCAGATCTTCGAGGGCTTCGAGCTTGTGGTCATGGATGACTCTTGCCTTGCCATTCTCGTCATAGACAGCACCATTGCTCATCTGTAACAGCTTTCCTGTCAGCGATGCAGCGTTGGCAGCATCTATGTCACCATCTTTCAGCGGGATCAGAAGGTCCTGCCGGAGCATATCGTAAAGTTCCCGTTCCTGCGTGTTCATCTCAACCTCATACCGGGTCGGCACACAGTCCGGCATGTTTAAGTAGTCCAGGGCTTTCATAGAAATCGTGATATCCGAAATCCGCTGGTAGATCATCTCCTCTGCTCCTTCTCTGGGCTTGTATTGGAACACAACACCCGTGGAAGGATTCATGGAAGAAGCCTTGAAATAAGCTTCCCGGTACCGACCGATGAATTTGCCAAGCCGCTCACCGCCATCCAGAATTCCAATCTCCGCCCAGAGATCCATGAGACCGTTGGAAGACGGGGTGCCGGTCAGCCCAACCCACCGCTTCACGAATGGCCGTACTTTTCGCAGGAACTTAAAACGCTGGGACTGATAATTCTTGAACGATGACAGCTCATCGATCACAACCATGCTGAAGTCCCAGCGCATTCCATTTTTCTCGTAATATTCCACCAGCCACTTGATATTTTCCCGGTTGACGATGTAGATCATCGCTGGGTGGTGGACTGCTGCGATTCGGGTCTTGACATCTCCAACGATGACGGAAATGTCCAGCCCTTTTAAGTGATCCCATTTCTCAATCTCTGCCGGCCATGTGTCACGAGCAACACGCAACGGTGCGATGATCAGGACCTTACTGACTTCGAAAGTCTCCAGCATAAGGTCTTTGATTGCCGTTAATGTGATAACGGTCTTTCCTTAACCCAAGCCCATATCCAGAAAAAGGGCTGCGACCGGGTGCGTTTTGATATACTCCGTACAGTAGCTCTGATAATCATGTGGAATGAACTTCATTTGGGCATCACCTCCTCCCCGGCATCCTGTGCCCGTGTTTCCAGCTCCTCGCTTTGTGTATTTCCTTGTGGCAGCGTAACTTCCGGCATCTCCGGGATCTTCGCTCCGATCCCTTGTGGAATCGGCTCACCGGGTGTCCAGTGCAGGAGTGCATCCACCGCAGGCTGAATCTGCTCCAAGCGGTCAACACAGAACACAGGGAAGCCCAATGCTTCAAGCTGCTGTCTGCGTTTTCTCTGGAGGATGCGCATCTGCTTGCCGGGAGCTTTCAGTTCCACAAATGCACATTTTGCACCGAGCAGTAAGACCAGACGATCCGGCACGCCGTTCATGGTCTGGCTGGTAAATTTAAGGGCCTGCCCTCCGGCGGCCCTTACAGCATTCACGAACTGCTTTTCGACTTCATTCTCCCTCATCCGGCTTCGCCTCCTCTGCCCGCCAGACACCGATGCGTGGGTGTTTCTTTTCCTGGTATTCCCTTTTCGGGTGTTTCCTTTTCTGGTGCTTCTTCCTGCGCTCTTCCCGAACCACATTGCCGATGGCTTCATTGGCGGTCGGGTCCGGGTGGCTGTGGCTGACTTTCCTGTTTAAAGCGCTTTCCTCTTTGTGTTCTGTGATCCAGTGAATGACATCTTCCATGCCGCCACCTCACTGATTGATCTGCTTCCACTGCTGCGGCTCCATCGTGGCGACCTGCCAGCCGATCCCCTCCAGTGTGGTAGCACGGTCATAGGAAACAACACCCTGCGATGCACGGGTCACCGCATTGGACAGGCCGTACAGAGAAAGGTCGCCGCCTTCAATAAGGTACTTGAGGATGCCTTCCTGTTCCTCTGCATTGATGCCATAGCTCTGGGCAGTCAACTGCACCACATCCTGTACCCTGCCAGTGATCGGTACCGCCATAGATTCCTGCAAACGGCCTACCACCTGAGAAAAACGGGCCTCATCAATGGCAGCCATCGTGGTATCACGCAGTTTCAAAAGAAATGCCTTGTCCTCTGCTTCCATCGTCTCATCCGAATACAGTGCAAAGCTGTCCTCAACCGCCTTGGCCTGTCGGCCGACATGGTGGCGGCGTTCGCCCATGTCATTCACCACCATACCGTTCGTGCAAACGAGGCGGTATACCAGCGGCTGAATGGACACAGCACCAAGACCAACTTCGGAATTAGAGATCATCACGCCAGCCTGCACGATATCTCCCTTACGGACTTCCATCTCCAGACGGTGATTGACCACCTTGAGGTACAGACGGTTTTCCGTCACCTCACAGGACATAACCTCGTACTGATCACTGCCTGCAAACAGCGGCAGGACAGCTGTTGCGATCTCCATGTTGTCGATGCGGCGATAGCGTTCCGACAGCAGCGCACGGGCTACCTGTCCGGTGCCGTAATCCATCGAGCGGACCATGTAGGAGCTGGGCTTGTCCGCAAACCAGCTGTTCACGTTCTCTGCCAGCAGCTCCGGCTTCTGTGCCTGCATGAGATCGTAGTACTTGGCCGGGATACCCAATGCCGATGCCACCTGACGATGGAACAGCGAGGTCGTACCGAAGACCTCCTGCTGGCTGGTTGTAAGATGGTTGATCTCAAAAGTCTGTCCATCCTCCCGGAGACGCATTCCCTGCGCCGGGCTGATGAAGTCCTGCTTTGCCTTGTTTTGACGATTCAGCTCGACCAGAACTTCCTGTAAATTTCTACCTGTTTTCATAGCAAATTTCCTCTCTATCTCTGCGGCGCATATTTATACGCCGGTCTATGCGTCCGTGTCTTTCCTGCACAAACGCAGTGTTCTGTTACAGTTCCCGGTTGATCATCTGCTGGATGATCTTGACGGCTCCCTGCATCCGGCTGCGGTTCAGCCGGGTATCGTGCAGCAAGGTGTCCAGGGCATCGACTTCGTACTGGATATTGCAGAGAACCGCACGGTAATGGTCAGCCGTCTGCTCCGATTCCTTTTCCAAGCGATCAAATTCCTGCTCGTACTCATCGATATCCTCGACATTCTCCGACACATAGTTTTCGATTTCCTGCGCCAGCTCCTCGCCAGCGTAATCTCTCACAGCTTCCAGCAGATCCCTGATTCCAAACGGAGTCAGAATATTGCCGTCAATCAGCTCAATCGAATGCGGCATTGCCATTTCCTCCCGTCAATCCTTGAAATAGTAGTTTCCCTTGTACCCGGCAGCAGCCAACGGCAGACCTTTGCACCATGCCGGATTGACCGACATCAGCTTGCAGACCTCATCCACTGTGTACTGGTCCTTTGGTGCTTCGATGATGACCTCGTCATGGACATGAGCCACAATGTTCAGTCCCTTTGCCGAAATACGATCCATCGCTTCAGCCAGAATGTCACGGGCAATCGCCTGCGTTGCGTTCTCGACCAGCCGTCCGGAATAGGTTTCCTGTCGGCTCCACTTGTGGTTCTGCCCCACACCCTCATAGGTCAGGCTCATGCGACCGAAGCGGTTTGGCTGCTGTCGCGGTTTTAGATACGCCAGCCTTCTGCCAGATGGAAGCACCATCCAGAGAGTGCCGGAGTAGAACTCGAAGGCGATCTTGCCGACCTCCTGGCGCTCCCCGGTCTTGTAGGCGGTCATTGCTGCCTTTTCTGTGTCCCACCAGTACTGCACGATCTTCGGATTGGCTTCCCGCCAGGAATCAATGATTTCCGGCAGTTCTTCCTCATGCAGTCCCATCTGCAATGCGCCCATACTGATGAGTGCGCCGGAGGAGCCGCCGTAGCCACAAGCCAGTGTTGCAATCTTCCCTTTCTGGCGCAGATCACCGTTGATGCCGTGCTTGACGACCGGCACATGGAACATCTGAGAAGCTGTGGCACAGTAGAGGTCTTCGCCGTTCTGGAACGCATCCAGCACCCACTGTTCCTCTGCTTCCCATGCAAGTACACGGGCTTCAATGGCGGAGAAATCTGCCACGATAAACTCACAGCCTTCTTTTGGGATCAGCATCGTGCGGATGAGTTGTGAGAGGACATCCGGTGTGTTGCCGTAGATGCTCTCAACCATATCGAAGCATCCCATCCTCACAAGCGTCCGGGCTTCATCCAGCGTGGAGATGTGATTTTGTGGCAAATTTTGCAACTGAATATTTCGGCCACTATACCTGCCAGTGCGTGAGGCACCATAGAACTGGAACAGTCCTCTTGCTCTGCCATCCGAACAAACGCAGCGTTCCGCCGCCTGATACTTCTTGACAGAGCTTTTGGCCATCTGAAGCCGGAGCTTCAGCATATCCAGTGCTTCTGCATCGACCCCGTTCTTGTCCAGCTCCGTGATCATCTGGGCGACATCCTTTTTTCCCAGCGTGTCCATCGGAATACCACGCTCCTCCAACCATGATTTCAGCTGAGATACGGAATTCGGATTTTCCAGACCAGTCAGTTCGTAGGCTTTCTTACTCATGGCATCCGAGAGCATCAGGTCACAGGTGATTGCTTCCTGCACCAGTTCCGTGTCGATCCTCACGCCACGGTCATTGATGCGCTCATTGGTGCGGTAGTGCTCCCACTCCTGCGGCGGCATCGGGAAGCGTTTCAGCCGATTGTAGATGTCCACCTCGGTGTTGACATCCTGAATGCAGTAATACTTGAATTTTTCCCAGTCTGCCGGGTAATGCTCTGGGAGGTTACGGGTACGCATCCCGTTTGACTTGGTCGGCTTGCAGGGCACGGAAAACAGCTTGATGAGCCGCTCACCCTCTTTATCTTTTTGCTGGCTGGTCTTCAGCACAGCACCTACATCTTTCAGTGCCAGCGGCAATGTCAGTGACGCAGCCATGACCATCGTGCAGATCCAGTTGTCCGGTGAGAGGAACTCTCCCGGTTTCAGATACTGTCCGGGATAGTATCGGTTCAGATGCACGGAGAAGCAGACACGTTCAAAAGAGGCATTGTGAGCGATCAGGCGCACACTGCCAGACTGGAATGCCTCCAGCAGTTCCTCCGGGATGGGTTCTCCCGATGCAAGGTCGGCGCACTTAGTTTCGCCGAATCCATCGCCCTCATCCGTTGCCCAGGCTACCAGCAGAATCTCAAAGCTGGGATCTGTGGCATAGCGGTACAGGCCGCATTTTCCGATATCCACCTCGCTATAGGTTTCAATATCGATCAGTGTTTCTTTCAAATATCTCACCTCAATTCGATGTAAAAAGCCGGAGGATACCCTGGCATCCCCCGGCATGGTTACTTATCTGTGTTTCTCTTAGCGAAGGTAATCCGGCAGTTCCTCACCGGCATCGCCTCCCAGAACATCCTCATCATCCAGCGCATCAAAATCAGACTCTGCCGATGCCTTGCCGGACAGACGGTCACCATCCTTGACGAACTGTACGTTTCCCAAACCAGCAGCCACACCGCGGTTGCCGTTGGCGTTAAAAGCGTAGAAGTTCACGCTGACGTTGCAGTAACAACCGGAGTAGACCATCATCGGGTCCGTCACAGGCTGGACATGACGGTCCACGACCTGCGGCGCATCCTTACTGGAGGCATTCACAAAAAAATGCTCCTGGTAATTCTCATCGTCCGGACGGTCGATGTCGCCGTCACGCAGAGGCAGTTTCAGGTTCGGCGGGATCTTACCGCCCCACTTACGGGTCTTACCGTCCTCCTTGGCAGCCTCCACTGCCTTGTGGATCGCCAGCAGGGTCTTCTTGTCCTCCTTCGGGATCAGGCAGGAAACGGAATACTTAGCCTCACCGCCGTTGATGCTCTTTGCTTCAAAAATGTTTGCGAAAGAGATACGGCACGGAATCACGACCTTAGTTGCACTGGAAATCTTGTTAGACATAATAAAAATCCTCCATCAATTTGTTTTTGTGTATTGCTGCTGCCCTCAGTCGAGGACAGCAAATTCATCTTCCGCAGTCTGCAGATCGACTGCTTCTCTGGGGTCCGAATCCGGGACAAGTGCCAGCTTACCTGGCGGCTTGACCACATACTCTCCCAGAATCTCCTGGAACTTTTTCTTTCCCATGAGCTTTTCAAAGGCTGTCAGGGAGATCAGCTCCGTCTTATAAATATCGGTGTATCCAGCCTTCTCTGCAGCGGTTACCACCGATTTCGTATCAAGGAACTGTCTCTTGCTCCTGCCCTCGACCACCTTATACCCATCCCAGCTGATGCCATGATTGATGGCCTCTGAACTGACATAGGCAAAGATAGCTTCGATCCAGGACTCGATACGGTTCAGGGTCGGCAGCATCTTCTCAATGTCTGTCTTGGAAAGCAGTGCCGGGGATTTAAAGGTCGGCACTGAGGTATCCGGATCAAAGGATGCTGTTGCATCTGTTTCCTCGGTTTCATCCTCCAGCACGCCGGCATCCAGATCCAGAAACTCTTCCTTCACCAGAGCCATCGCTTCATCGGCACAGGCTTTGCAGGAAGTTCTGGCACGGCAGAACCGGCACCAGTCGCCGGGAACCTGCTCGCCCTTTCCTTCAAAGGCCAGCTTTGCCCTCGGTCTGACATAGGTTTCTGCCCAGTCCAGCAGTTCCTCCACACTGCATTCAAACGTTGAGATATTTTCCAGTCTCGGCTGGATAATGGTCATGGACACCTTTTTGATGCTGTACAGATATCCGTAGGCGTGGTAAGCACCCAAAGCATACAGCATCATCTGCGGATTATGGTCACAGTTTACGAACACGCCCTTGCCATTCTTATAGTCCATGACATAAAGCATACCGTCTGCGATGATCACGCAGTCACCCGTACCAAATCCCTGCGGAACAAGGTAGCTGTAATCCAGCCGCTCCTCCACCATGACCAGCGGATGCGGACAGGTCTCCTTGATGCGCTCCACTGTGGAAATGATGAACTCCGCATAGATATCAGTATTCGCTTCCATCTCCTCATCCTCATACTCGGAGGTTGGGCGCTTCACCCGTTCATGCAGATATTTCCGCAGCTTATACTCGCCCAGCGCATGGGCGGCAGTTCCCTCCTCGGCATACACCGAGGATTCATTTGGAAAGTTCTGCTCCAGCCTTGCAGATGGCGTACAATTCAGCCACCTCTTCGAGCTGGAAGCGGAAAGGATTGCATGTACTTCCGGCATGATGACCTCCCTTAAATCTGGGAGACATCTGCCAGAAATGCTTCGTACTTCTCTGCTGGCAGGTCAGACAGCTGGGTCACACCGTAGGTCTTCAGAAGCTGACCGATCTTCTCGTTGTTGTCACGCTTCTTCTTGATCTTCGCCACAATGACCGCCGTGATCTCGTCCTTAGTGATCGTCACCGCAGGCGGCGTTTCCTCTTCGGCAGCAGATGTGTCCTTGCCAGCGGTTTTATCGGACGGTGCCTCTTTCTGACCGGTATCTTCTGCCCATGGCAGCGCATCCGCATCATCCACCGGATGCTCGCTCTCTGCGGTTTCTGAACTCTCGGAGTTCACAGCTTCCTCTGCCTCGTCAGAATCTTCTACCACAGGCACCTCTGCGGCTTCCTCGATGGTCGAAGGAGCTGTATCTTCCACCTTTTTGGTTTTCTTGACCGGCTTCTTACGGGGATGCAAAACCGATGGACCTTTCTTTTCTGTTACGGGCAGTACCGGCTGCTCTGTCACCGGAAGCTCCGGTGCTTCCTCCGTCTTTGCATCTTCTGCCAACATATCCAGCTGCTCGGATACCCCGGCAAACATCTGTGCCAGGCCATCAAAGACCTCAACCAGACCATCCACGACCTTCTTCGGAGCATTCAAAGCATTCAGCTCGTTCATCATGCGTTTTCCTCCTCTCCGGTTTCTTCCTCATCCCCCCACAGGTCATCCAGATAATCGGCCTGTGCCTTCAGAACTGCCAGAATGACCTTCTCGCACAGACCGGTATCCTTGTGGATACGCTCCAGCATCTCATCGAAGTCGATGTCCTCTGCCGGGTCATCTGCTTCAGCATCCGGCTCCTGACCGAAACCGTAATTGTAAGAGGTCATGCGCTCATCCATGTGGAGATGCAGGCTCCCAATGTTGAGCGAAAGGAATGGAACACCAGACGGGTGCGCCGGCATCGGCTTGTCCTGCTTCTGCGCTTCCGTTTTTTCTTCTGCCTTGGCAGGAAGCGGAACCTTTACCACCTTGGCGTCCTTCAGCATCTCACTGATCATTTCCTCCAGAGTCATGCTCTTCTCGTTCTTATTCTCCATTGTCTTCCTCACTTTCTGCAGCTTCCTGCTGCTCTTTTGTTTTATCTTCCATTGGTATGTGATACTGCTCGGAAAGTCTCTTCAAAAGCAGCTCGACCATGCGTCCCGGCTCCGGGAGATTGCAAACAGGCTTCTTCAGCTCATGTGCTCTCTTGATCTCCGCCGCCATCCCCTCGGATATAGTTTCGCCGAACACCCACACTTCATCCGCAGCTTCCAGCCACTCCATTCCAAATCGGATTCCTGTGGCACGCTCCTGTGCGTCCTCATCCTTTAAGAACTGGGTAAAATACAGATGCGGTGCCAGCGGCAGGACTCCCATCGTGGCAAGAATCCTGCAGGCTGTCTTTGCCCTCTGGATGTTTGCTTCCAGCTGTGCCTTCCTGCACGGCGCATCGTTTGCTGTCGGGCGGTAGGGTGAACAGATAAAAATCTTCTTCGGTGCCGATGCCAGCGGGAAACCGCCGGGCGGACGAGCCTCCTTAGAACCCTCTATCTTGGCGGTAGCACTCGCCGTATTCATGCTTTTTGCATTCATAGGTTTTTCCTCCTATCGATGTACTTGAGAGGTGGTCCTCTCATAAAGACCACCGTTTTGGGGCAAAAGTTAAGTAGTTCATCAAAAACTTTTTCTAATTTTTTTGAGAGCACCCTTCATCGCATAATGAACAGCCGGTTTTGTTATCCCCAGCTCCTCTGCAATCTCCTGCAGCGTCATACTTTTATAGAAGTAAAGCTGGATCACCTCAGTCTGGCGCTCGGTGAGCCTGCTCATGGCAGCGTACAGACGGCGAAGCTCCCTGTCTGCCAGCATCTCGGCATTATCTTCATCCAGAAAATCCACCATAACAGCAGCAGACCAGTCAGAGCCGTCACATTCCAGGGAAACATTTTCTGAATCCGCCACGCGCTTATTCAGGTTGTGCTCCATCCGACGCTCGCCTTCCATCAGCAGACGGACACTCCACTCAACATCCTCGAATGTTTCAGCCGGGATCACCTCGTAGGTCCCATCCGTAAAGTCATATCGGTAATCGTTACAGCGATCCACCGCCATAACGGTATGTGAGCCATCCACCTCGTACACTGCATAACCGTTCTCATAAGCCGTCAGCTTCGCACCATTTACCATTGTCTGCGCCACTGCTACCGGCTCCTTTTCCATAAGGGTCTTAAAGGTCGGGAGCTTCTTTTCCACCACGGTATCGATCTTTGTCTTCAGCTCACGCAGGGTAATATGTGCGTTCACTGCAAGATCCGAAGCCATCTGTTCTGCCGCCTGAGCCACGTTCTTTGCTATCGGCTGGCGAACCTCCATCACGCCTACGCCACCGTTGATTGCTACTGCTCCAGTCATCATGTTCATCATTGTTTTGTCCTTTCCCCCGGACTTCTGGGAGGGAAGGATACCGAAGCAGGACGCAGATGAGGCACCAAACCGTCTGGCAAGGCTGTGAAACACAAAAAGCCCGATTCCAGAGATAGGTAGAGTGATCCCATTCGCATACCTCCAGCACCAGCAAATAAATCGCTGTACTGTGAGGTTCTGCTATGGTATCCTTCGCCTGCTCTAGAATCGGGCTTACGATATTTTTTTTATTTGTCCGAGGTACTGCCGACAGATTCAAACTCTGTGGTTCTGTGGGCTTGTCCCTTGAACTGTTTATAGTCTACCAGTTTGAAAGGCGCTTGCAGATGGCGAGACCAACACACTTGATGTGGCGAATTTGCCACATTTTCATCTACGTCTTGCATAAAAGCAAAAAAAATACCGCACAATCTCATTCGACCATGCGGTTATCCTGCCATCTGCTGCGACTGAAGGAATTTCATCATGTTTCGGATAGTAATCTGCCCATCCTTCGTCAATTTAGCAAATTCCACTCCGATTTCTTCGGAGACCTCCGCTGTTTTTTCTTTCTCTGCCAACAGATTATCTGTACCAACCTCCAAAGCGGTTGCAAACTTCTTTAGGGTTTTGAACCCCATCTCCCCTTTTGTACCATTCTCATACTTGGAAATGTCAGCGCGATCGATATCCACAGCATCACTCAGCTGCTTCTGTGACCAGCCCTTTTTTAATCTGTACTTTCTTATATTTTGGCCGAGAATATACTCCTCGCTGTGTATATCAACCACGCTTACACCTCCTTTCCAACCCGACTGATTTTTCGGGTATTTTCATGACCAACGTTTTGATGAACTCAGGATACCAGATTGCCCTCTCTCATTCGAGGACACTAACAGTCCCAGAATCGCTCACCGGGTAAGCCCTCTCAGTATGTAATATCCTTCTGATTTCACGGTTTTCTCCCCCTTTAACCATAAAAATTGGCAGTTTATTGTGTGAATGTTACTGTCACATAAAAAAGAATTTTTTTCTGTATAACAAAAAAGCACAGTCAAAACAAAACTCCATGCACAGTTCTCCCCTACTGGAATCACTGTTTGCATTTTGTTCTGCTTCGGCTGTGCTCATAATGGCAGCGCTCTATAGCAGTTATTTCATTCTTCACTCTATAACTGACGGTCTACTTCCTGGAGGGGTGACCGCCTAGTTTCACATTTTTAGAAGCTCACTACTTCTTTGAATACAATATGATCTACGGGCTTGCCATAAAGATCCTCGACTATCTCTTCCGCTGTTATAAAATCCTCTTTTTTCCCAGACTTTACAACCATCAGCGGTTGCCCTGCAATTTCAACTTTAGTTCCATATCTCGCCTTTTTACGACGGGTTCGCAATGCTACCTCGTTATTAGTCACTTATTAATCCCCTCCTGATATATTAAATGGTATCGAATGGGCTTCCCCATGGATCATCTTCTTCACTCTGATCTGTTACCGGTTCCGCAAATATGGATTTATGCTCTGGATTTCCCTTTTGTACAAAATAAGTTTCGCATTTAACGGTTTCATTGTCAGTATCAAGAAGAAGCAGTGAAAACTCATTATTCATTTCCGGGCCGATAAACCGATCTTCGTTCATCGTAAACAGTGTTGGATCTATAAATACAATACTGTTTTTTACAGTTGCAAATAAATCTGCTTCCCATGCATCTGTCAGAAAAAGTCCAGAAAGGTTCTCCATTATCCTCATATTATAAAAAGGTAATGGCGGTCTATGCCCATTTTCCTCCTCCATAGTGTACGGGATTATCGCAAAGTTCCAAATATATGGTTCTGGGTCTTCAATGACTAAAGCAAAACTGCTCAACCATCTCAAACCGTATTGCGATCTTCGTTCACCATTTATTTCAAGGCGCTCCATATATTGAATTTTTTTTCCTCTTCTCAGAAGCTCTGTCGAAACGATGTTTTTGACTTTCCGCTCTGTGTTCAGTCTTTCTTCTCGCATACTCCGACTATCGTGCGCCATCCGCTTCTGCTCTTCGCATGTCTTAGCATCAGCCATACCATTGGCCCTAACCAGTCTATCCAGCATAAACGGATCATCCGATTTAGCAGCTAAAGCTTTAATCAATTCTTGGGAAAGCGGCTTAGTCACCTTGCCGTTAACTGCCCGTGACAAAGTCGATGGGCTCACGTTACACTGTTCCGCAAGCTGCGCCATCGTCCTCTCGCCCCTAATCTCTGTTATCAACTGACCAAGAGCCAGCTTATCCGGAACTCGAACCACAACGAATTCTTGATTAGGGTCGAGCGGTTTTCTCTCATAAACGAATCCTTCTTCCATTTGTCTGGCCTCCATTTCATCTTTCTGCAATCTCATTCTATCATCTTGCAATTTAATTGTCAAGCCTGAAATTGCAAGTTCGTGCAATCCATTTTTCGGTACTTGCAATTAAAAAGGCCGAGATACTTTTCACGGTACCTCGGTCTCCCTTACCGTTGTTCTCCCCGGAACAGCGGTTTTTCATTATGTTGTTTCAAAATATCTTCACATCTGCTCACAGTCAGGTTCTCAGCGTTCAGCAGAAATTGACGATACAGAAAATCCTGCGCTGTCGAACGTAGCTTTATACCGGCCGCCCCCAGAATCTCCATCGAGATGAAATACGGCACTTTCAAGGCCACACAGATTCCAACCACATGGGCAACCGATGGTCGATCCTGATTCAGATAATTTAAGAGAGCCTTCCTGTCTACGCCCAATTCAAAGGACAGATTTTCCTGCGTAATCCCTTTGCGTTTCATAATTGCTTTTATCATCTCTGCAAAATCATCCGGAATGTTTTTGTAGAATTCCAGCCACAACAGCCCATCATCTACCATCGCCTGGTTTTCTTTCTCATACTCTGAGCTTCCTGGCTCTGCCACCAACCTATAAGCCGCACGGTATTTATCCGTAACAGGCTCTGTCTTGTTTCGCGCCACCTTGCTGACAGCATATTCAGTCCGTCGATATCTTCCTCCGACCGTAAATCCAAGACAGCACTCTTCCATGTGGCACCGGGCATAAACGGTAAGATGTGGTTTTCCATAGTAATCCCGTAGAATGTACTTATCTGTATTTAAGCAGAAGTGCCCCTCAACGTACCGGTATCTCCCACTGCATATCACTCGCTCGAACTCGCTATCCGAAGCAGCCAGCAGTGCTGCATCCTTTGCGGAAATCGTAAAGGTCGTATTGGCCGGCCACAGCCATGTGCATCCGTGATCTGGAATCACCATATCATTCACATAGTTACGGATACCACCGGCTTCGCAATACCCAAGCTCAATCATACGATATTTTGCCATCTGATATGATACTTCATACCGTTCTGCAAGTCCATCTACAATGGCTCGAATATTCTCTGGTGTCTTTTTCCAATTGCACTGCTTCAATCTATCTTCGACGTAATCAATCACATCATTTCGCTCCAGCAACAGATAAGCAGGAAGCTTTTCACACTGCAGCTCCATCCAATCGAGCGCATCATTCTTGTGATGGTATCGCCTGTTCTCCCTACGCCGGCTGGAATATGGTGTGTACTTTCTCCCTGTCATCATCTGGAGCAGGAAGAACCATCTGTCCAAATACATATGGCAACATTCATGTGCAATCGTGCTATTTCGTGTTGCGGCAGTTGTGCAGTTATCTTGATTGACCAGAATCGTTCCGGGTCGGATTATTTGGGCATAAGTTTTTCCACTGTCATCCAGCAGATGCACTTCGCCGTAGTTGTAGTAAAGCTGTCCCATCACCGTCTCGTCTGCAAAGCGAACATCCAAAACCCGAAGTCCCATCCGTCTTGCCAGTTCCTCACTGCTCACTACTGACGCATCCCCACCAATCTCCCTCTTCGCCTCTGGAAAAAAATCATTCAGCATTGCATGGGCAACTGTCTCGTAGTCGCTGTTATATAGAATCGGCAGCAGATAGTCATTTGTATCAAAGGGAAAACCTGATAGTGCCGGGTCATCATCCCAATCTTTATATACCCAGACGAGCGGGCCAATACAGCACTGGTGACAAACTCGCAGATCGAAAATATACCTCAGCCTAAAATCCGCATCCTCACATCTTGTTTCGCCACCCTTATATCGCCCCTCCAGCTTACTCTGCAATATCACATCGACCACAGTCCTGTCTGTTGATTGCTGTAGCTTTGACGCTGTTTTTAAGTACGAACACAGCCGAACCTTCATTCCCTCGGCACCCGGCAACACTCCTGATGCCTGGATCTGCTCAGTCTCCGTCCTCACGTAATTTTCTAAAACCGCCTGAAAATCCGCATGAAAAACATTCTGCAGCACCTCTGCTACAGAATACGGCTGACAAATATCTGTCCGTTCTACCGGTTTTCCATATGTCACGGGTACTGCAACTGCTACGGCCCCCTGCCCTACATCAGTGTCCAATATCTCATAATGCAATCCTATCACCCCTTAGAACATTCGTTTTATTTCAATTATACACAGCCAGAATACTAATTTCAATAGCAAAGCACAATATCTTTTACCTGTTTCCATTTTATTTCTCTTGAATGCACAATAACATTGTGCTATAATAAAGCTGTCAGATACTGAGCACTGAACAGTCTGACCAAGGAGGAAACACTATGGCTAAACTATCAAAGAAAGCCTCAGTAACTGTAAAACGGTCATCTGCTTCCAGCTCTGTTGTCTATCTTCCGCAGGCGGAAAAGAATGAACAAGCCGAATTTGCTTTCGGTGCCGTTATCCGTAAATACAGAAATAAAAATGAAATGAGCCAGCCAGAACTGGCAGAACTCATGGGTGTATCACGTAACACTATTACAAACTGGGAAAATGATCGTGCACGTCCGGAAGTAGAAACTATCCGGGTTCTTTGCAGTATGCTCGGCATCCCCCTTTACGAACTATTTGGACTGCCAAACAGTTCTCAGCTTACTTCTCACGAAAAAGTCGTGTTCGGACAGTACCGAAAACTGAGTCCTGTCGGCCAGCGCATCGTAGATCGGATGATTGAATCCGTCATGGGTGAAGAGCAAGATGCCCGCGACAGATACCTGGACGAGAATTATTTCCTATCCGAGTTGCAGTCTACTCCTGCCGCTGCCGGTCCCGGCTGTGCTTTTATCGACACACCGCCAGAGTATATGTTTATAAAGAAAAACGGATACAACGAATCTGCTGATGCGTTGATTCGTGTATCCGGGGCAAGTATGGAGCCACAGTATCACAATGGCGATCTGGTGTATGTAAAGTATACTCAGTCTGTTGAGGATGGCGATATTGTTATCTGTTCTACTGCAGATGGTGCCGTCATCAAGCAGATGCTTAACCACAAGCTCTATTCATTAAATAAGGCACTCCCCTACGGTGAGAAGTCTGAAGACGATCATGTTACCATCGTTGGCAAGGTTCTCGGAAAAGTGAGTGACCTAGAACTTCCCGATGACGATGACATCCATCTGCTTGAAGAAGTAAAAGCCCAGGAAGTCCGGGAATTCAAAAAGAAGTATGGATTGCTGTAAGAGGTGCCCATCATGAATAAAGAAAAAGTCTATGTGAAAGTCGATTCCACATTCGACCCAACCGGTTTTATGCAGCCGACATCGATCACCTGGTCGGATGGACGTACCTTCCCAATCGAAACAGTGCGCGACTTCCGCCCCGCTGGGACTGCCGATAATGGTTACTCCGGAGACTGTTTCACTGTCCTGATCCAAGGACAGGAGAAGCACCTGTTCTTTGAACACATCGACCCTCGCTTCACCGGACGGCTTGGCCGCTGGTATGTGGAGCGGACGGCACAATAAGCTCATCCAACGAAAGGAGTTTATCAATGACCATCTTTGAGAAACTGAGAACACTCGCCGAGATTACCGACCAAGATGAAATGATTAAAGCCTGCAAGATCATTCCAGACGAGGAACTTCGTCTGGCTCTGGTGGTTCTTGCTCTGGCCTATAACAAGAACGAGCAATCTAACCGCGAGATTTTCCATCGGCAAACGCAGGAAGTCGATTCTCTTAAGGAAAAAATCAAGGAACTTGAAAAAGCAAGCAAATAACATTGCGAAATCCGCCACGGAAAGGGAGTGACACAGCATGGCGCAGCGCACGTATCTGGCAATAGACCTCAAGTCGTATTACGCTTCCGCAGAATGCGCCGCCCGCCACCTCGATCCACTTACCACAAATCTGGTCGTGGCGGATTCCTCCCGCACTGAGAAAACTATCTGTCTCGCTGTGTCTCCTTCCCTGAAAGCATATGGTATTCCGGGTCGCGCCAGACTGTTCGAGGTCATACAGAAGGTCAAAGATGTCAATGCGAATCGGTTAAGGGAAGCGATACGACTAAGAAAAGCTGTGTACAAGGACGGTAAACTATCCTTATCCTCTGCCTCCTATGATTCCTTATCCCTTGCCGCCGACCCGTCACTCGAACTCTCTTACCTTGTTGCACCACCCCGGATGGCATATTATGAAAAGGTGTCACTGCAAATCTATGGCATCTATCTGAAATACATCGCACCGGAGGACATTGTCGTTTACAGTATCGACGAGGTGTTCATCGATGCCACCTCGTACTTATCCCACTATAATATGACGGCACACGACCTCGCCATGACAATGATCCGGGAAGTGCTTTATACGACTGGCATCACGGCCACTGCCGGAATCGGTACGAATCTGTATCTGGCAAAGCTGGCAATGGACATCACCGCAAAACACGCCGCGCCGGACAAGGACGGTGTCCGCATCGCTGAGCTGGATGAAGAGAGTTTCCGTTATCTCCTCTGGGATCACAAACCGCTCACAGACTTCTGGATGACTGGTCCCGGCACTGTAAAACGGCTGGAAAAGCACGGCATCCGTACGATGGGCGAGCTGGCCTATTTCAGTACCGTCAATCAGGATATCTTATATAAGGAATTCGGTGTTGATGCTGAACTGCTGATCGACCATGCCTGGGGTCTGGAACCCTGCGGCATGAAAGAAATCAAAGCCTACAAACCCAGCACCAACAGTATCTCCGAGGGGCAGGTACTTTCCTGCCCTTACCCATACGACAAAGCCAGAATCATTGTCATGGAGATGGCTGACAGCTTAGTATTACAATTAACAGATAAGGGACTGGTTACGGATAGCCTGACGTTGGATGTGGGCTATGACCGGGAAAACTGCGACAGCGGTAGGTATAGAGGCCCGGTACACATTGATCACTACGGCCGCACCGTTCCGAAGGGTGCTCATGGCAGCACAAAACTGGATAATCCGACCAACCTCGGAAGTATCCTGATCTCTGCCACAACTGAGCTGTTCGAGAGAATAGCTGATAAAACACTGACCGTGAGACGGGTCACAATAGCCGCCAACCGTGTGGTCAAAGACGAGGGATTCTTCCAAGTTGACCTGTTCACAGACACGACCAAGCTGGAAAAAGAGAAGAAGCTACAGAATGCGATGCTTGGTCTCAAGAAGAAGTTCGGAAAGAATGCCGTTCTGAAAGGAACCAACTATCTGAACGGAGCAACGATGAGAGAGAGAAATCAGCAGATAGGCGGCCATAAGGCTACGTAAGGAGGGCGAACATGGACTACAAGAACATACCGGAAGGCAGAGCCGTCCAAAGTAAGTATGGCAAAATACTCCACGCTTCCCGCCCGGAGCCACCACGTAATCATCCACGGATGCCGATGTCAAATCGCGCTAAAATCTTCTCTCCTTTTGCCGCCTTACGAGGCTATGAGGATGAGATTGCTTCTGAGGGCAAGGATCACCTAAAAGGAAATAGAATCGAACTGTCTGAAGAAGGCAAGGAAGCTCTGAACCAAAAGATCAGCCAGCTTCGGAAGGGACAAGAGATCACAATAAAATATTTCACGGACGGCTACTATGAGGATGTTGCCGGAGTATTGGATGCTGTGGATTCGATCAACAAAGAACTGCGAATATACACAGGATTTATAAATGATACCGGCAAAGAACTGCCGACCATTATTGCATTTGAGGATATATTAGAGATTGGGGTGAATATAACTTGAATTACTATTTTTGCGATGTCTGCCGCTACTGCTTCTCTGCTGAGAAACTGCCTGACCGCTGCCCAGACTGCGGAGCACAAATATATAAGGAGAAGTCAGCGGTACGCTTGGCGAATAAAAATGAAATAGAGGAATTGCTCAGAATACGGGCAGAAGATAACAACTGACCAGCGCCCCCACTGTGTATCACTCACAGCGAGGGCTTTTTTGAACTCCAGGAGTTCATCTTATTTCCATTACAAACTATATGCTTCCATCATGAGCCGAATTCCGACTTTCAGACCTTCCTCAAAAGCAGTCTTCTCCCATGCACAGCACACCGTTCCCTGCCGATCCATGATCTTTTCCCAAAGTGGAATCTTATCTCCAACATAATCATCTACCAACCTATTCATACCATCTAGCCCACGCAGCCACTCTTCCAGTTCCCTTTCCTTGACCTTTGCTGCTTTCCCAGCAATTGTGTTTTTCTCTACGGGGTTGTTCTCTGTGTAATGCTCGTAAATCAGATCCAGCAGATTTTCTACAGGCGGATAAAACTCCGGCTCCGTTTTCTTCATGTACTCTTCCAGCATTTCTTTCAGTTTTTCTATAATGCTACCGTCCTTCCCAACTGAGATTCACATCCTCAGTTACGGCACATATTACCGTAGACTTTTGCACATAGCAACCTAATTTTTGCGTTTTTTCGGATGCCCCATCTTCTCCTTTACTTCATCCGGCACATCGATTAGTCCAAACCGATAGAACATCCCGTAGATGTAAGTCACGCCCCGGATATCGCCCAGAGCTTTCGGTCGGTCTACCACTTCTCCCACCTTTTTAATATTCTTCAATGCCAACAGCACTGAACTCCACGCCAAACTTTTACTCTTCTCCCGTCTGTCGATCCACAGTTCTTTTGTGTACTCACCGTTCCTACCTTTCCGTACCTCATAAGAAAATGACAGCCCAGAGTAAGTTTTGAATTTCACACCGGCATAGCCCACAACCACTCCCCAAAAGTTTTCTTCTGTCGGATCAGACCTCCATCGCTTCATCGCTCTGTATCTCCGCTGCCGTTCTGCTCCAACACTGATTTTTTCTTTTTCTGCTGTACTTGGAAAGTACACACCTTTTTTATATGGCAGGTACGAGGTGACTGAGGCTTTGGAGAGCTGGAGAGCATTTGCGGTTGAGAGAATTGCTTCTTTATAGTTCTGTGTTTCTCGATACTCCTCAAAGGTATCCCGCACCTTCTCCGCCACTTCCGATTCATACACGTCGGCTGTGATGAGCAGCTTCCGTACCTTTATTGGATTTAATCCCAGTTCCTCACCGATGGCCTGCAAGGACATCTCAGAATTATAAAAGGCCACAGCAGCATCCATCTGCTCTTTCAGATTTTTCCTGGCATCGTACTCCGGCTTCAGCTTCTTTCGGCCCCCGCCGGGCTTCCGGGGTTTATATGCTCTTTTCTCTCCCAT